CGATAATAAAATCGATATAACCACGAACAGGAGCCGGATCATGAATATTCATCTCAACCTGAGAATCCACAAGAATACCGAGATCAGTAAACATCTGACCAACAGCATCCTCAATCCTATTGCCAAGATCAAAAAGTCTCCTCGTTTGACCAAGAAAAGAGATCTCTTGCTGATACCCACGAAAGCGATACACCGCATAACGAGGACACTGATTAGTACTAGAAGGCGCAAAGCTATTGCTCTGCTTCCAAAAACTACCATTAGAGGCTTCAAGGTTACTTGAAATAGCATCAACCAAAGACTTCTCAAGATTGAGATTATCCTCAGGAGTCACCTCAGGGAGCTTCTTAGGCTTCTTAGGCTCAGGTTGCATAGACTTCAAATTCTTAATAAGAGCTTTCATCGATTATTCGACATCCCCGACTCAATCTTACCAAGAAGCTTCAGAGTATTAATATTCTCCTCCAAAGCAGTAAACATCAACATAAGCAAATCCTTCCGTCTACGCTGGAGAATAGACTTCTCCGAAGTCTTGTAATACTGAGCCCTAGCACCAAGCTTAGTTCTCAAAGCAGCAAGCTTGGCTGCGTGAATAAGCGCCTCAGAGCCCATCATAGCATTGGGCTGATCAAGGACACGCTGAACAATAGCCATACAATCACTAAACTCTCGATACTCCTCTGCACTCAAAGCTCCGGCAATCTCATCAAGATCAACCTCAACATCTCCATCCGACATTTCCCTAGCTCTAGAGATCGTCATCCAATTCCTCCTTCAAGTTATTCATACTTTCTTCCTCCGTCATCATTTCAACAAGTTCACCAATCGTATCCTCATGAGTCCAATTCGCAAACATTTCATAGTGATGTTCACACATAGGCATATCAGGAATATTAAAAGGCATATTCATAGCCTTCACTGCAAGTTCACCACAAAAGTTCTCATCATCTTCCGAAACCATACAAAAGCAAGGCTCGCAATCCTTAAAGATATCTTCCGAGCTACTTGTCCTTGAGTTCGATGAATTCGTCCCAATCGATGATTGCAACCATTCTTCCATCTCCAAAAATGACCTTAATTGCGGGGCTGTAGTGCCCGTCATTCCAAGCATCCTTGCAATGTTTTGACCAAGCAGTTGACTTAAGAGTAAAAGAAAACTCATTATGTTTATAATCAATGAGCCAATCTCCATCAAGGACAGCATCACCCTTGCGAAAACCCCTACCACTATTCTTAACAAGTTTGGCACCATCTAACGCAGCCTCTCTCTTCTCACCTCTCACTGGAACTTACGTCCTCAGTTTCGAAAATCAATTCGATACTCTCAAGATCAGCGAAAATCTGATCCATATCTTCTTGCGAAAGGGCTTTAATAAGTTTATCAGATCCATGATACCTCTCGCCACCATACTCAAACCAAGCGCCCTTCTTAGCGATCAAGCCATGACGAACCGCAAGATGGAAAGCTTCCTTGTTATGATCGATCTCAGCGCTATGAGGAGAGAACCAATAGTCACCCTTAGTGCCCTGAACCGACTTCTGCTTAGACTTATCGATACGCCAAGTCACCTTACGTCCTACAATGCGCTCATCATCATCACGATCAAGATCGGCAGAAGCTTCGCCAGCATTGAGTCGAATAATATTCGTAGCCCAATGGAAAGCAGCATTGCCATACTTGCCTTGAGTAACAAAGTACTGGCCCTTAGCAGCAATCGTCTGCTGAGCAATAAAGACGACACAATGATTGACACCGGAAATCAGCTGATCAGCAACCTTCTGAATAAGGACGCCCTGAGAACGAGCATAAATGCCGATACCACCAACGCCATCATCATTCTTATAAAACTGCTCCATGACAATAGTATTAATCGAATCGAAGATAAAGAAATACTTAGCATCCTTGTCCCGGAACATCGGCATGATAACACTGAGGATATCCTCAAGGATCGTAGAGCGAATTACAATACGGTTCGTAGTATCAATACCGCAATGTTCCATCCACTCATCAGTCGAAGAACCCTCCGCATCAATAATAACCGGCGTATAACCAAGCTTCTGAGCCTCTGCAGCAGCATGAAAGCACATCGTGGACTTACCAGCCTGAGGATTACCCCAAACAATATGATAACGGCCACTCCACAGACCACCACCAAGGATATAATTCAACCCAAAAGATGGAGTCGGAATAACTTCTGGAACAGGGATTTTCTCCCCACCCTTAACTACTAGCATTGGCTTTCAACCTTTCTTCTTCAATATCAACCAAGTTCATCTTACACCACTTCTCAGCAGAAATGACATGAGAAAGCGAAAGAAGATCATTTTTACCACGAACAGTCTTAATCAACTTCCACTCAAACGAACGCTTCAACTCAGAATCATTTGCCATAACACCTTCACCAAACATAACAGTCTTCACCCAACCCTGATCAGGAATATAGAAATACGACGAACACATATCCCTATCAGTACGAGTCTTAAACCTAACAGTATTAATCAAATACGCAAGAGTAGCTGACTTCCCATTAGGGACAATCTCGCGCTTAACACCAAGATCATACAAGAAACTGAACTCATCCATCGGATCACCATCGATCTGACCCCGAAGAAACTTCGAGAACTTAGAATCAGACTTACCAGTCTCAATCTCATTGAAATCCTCAATATGATGAATCGTCTGATCACCAACAATAGCAATCACATAATCACGCTTATTGATCACAGCATCACCATTAGCAAAAGAAGAAACAACACCAGTCGAATCCTCAATCTCAGCCCGGAAATACTTAGGAGTACGCTTCGTAGACTTAACAACACCACGAACAATATAAAGATTGACCTCCTCCTTCGTATCCTGAGCGAGATTACAAGGCATGATGATCTCATCAAACGGAGACTTATCATTCATAGTTACTGGATAATTAAGAAGTGGACCGAAGTAACGACGAGACTCATAAGGAGAATCGAAACCGATGCTATCAAAAGCGCCAACCTTCTGAAGAGCTTCTAAGTTGTTAACCTTGACCTTAGAACGAGCAACAGTATTTACAAAGTGATCGTAATCATCAAAAGGCCTCTTAGTCATAATCTCATTGACAGCAGCAGCGCCACACCCAGCAATATTGCTAAGGCCAAACCTAAGCGCATCACCATCAAGAGAGAACGCTGCACTAGATTTGTTGACATCAGGACCAAGAATCTCAATCCCGATCCTCTGAGCCTCAAAAAGATACGTCGTGATCTTCTCGCCCTCAGTTTCATTGGAAAGAGTTGCCCAAATGAACTCTACTGGATAATTAACCTTGAGCCACATGGTCTGATACGAGACAAGAGAATACGCTGTAGCATGAGACTTGTTGAACATATAAAGAGATGCTTTCTCAATATCCGCCCACAAAGCCTTAGCCTTGGAGGCGCTAATGTACTGAGAAGCACCAGCGACAAACTCCTCCTTATACTTATCGAAATCAGCTATATCTTTTTTCTTAGAGATAATCTTTCGAAGACGATCTGCCTTAGCCCAAGAGAAACCAGCAAGCTCCACGGCGATCTTCATGACCTGCTCTTCAAAGATAAACGTGCCATAAGTCTCGCCAAGAATGCCCTCAAGAATAGGGTGATCGTAAGTAGTCATCTCAGTCCCATCACGACGAGCAAGGTACTTCTTGCCCTGAGTGACATAAGACCCCGGACGAACTAGAGCATTCGAAACGGCCAAATCATTAAAACTAGACACTCCCATTTCACCAATGAGAGCAGCATAGCCAGCCCCTTCCGCTTGGAAGATGCCGATGACATTACCAGCGGTAAACTCGGCAAAGACTCTGCTATCTGGATTGTCAATATTAAGACTATCTTCTGAGACGTCTCTACCCGTTCTCTCTTTGATTGCAGCAATAGTATCTTTGATAACTGTGATCGCACGAACGCCAAGAGCATCAAATTTAATGAGGCCAAATTCACCTGTCTCATCTTTATCATATGCAACTACGTTAATCTTTCTCTTAGTACCAGCCTCCTCACGAACCTCAATTGGGACGATAGTCTCAAGAGGCACATTGGAAACCACAACACCAGCAGCATGAGCAGAAGCGTTCTTGTAACGACCCGCAAGCCTCTCTGCAACCTTTATAACGTCAGGATTCTTCTTCCTAAACTTCGCAAGTCCGTCCTTCTCCTTATACTCTTCGAAAGTTTCGAACATAGGAGAGATAGCATTAGCCTCAGTATAAGGAACAGCGAAAGCGCTAGCGACAGCCTTAATCGAACCCTTAGGTTGGAACGTGCCGTAAGCAGAGATACCAGCAACATTCTCTCCGCCCCACCTATTTCTCAGATACTCCTTCGCTTCATCGCGACGACGATCTTCGAAATCCAAGTCGATATCCGGGAAATCGTTTCTTTCAGGATTGATAAACCGAAAAAAGAGAAGTCCATGCTTGACCGGATCGATATTCGTAATACCAAGAACATAAGACAATAGAGATCCACCAGCGCTACCACGGGCAGGCCCACGGGCAATGCCGTCACTATCAGCCCAACTGATAAGATCCCAAAGGACCAAAAAGTAGTCAGAGAAATTCTTTCCTGCAATGACAGTAAGTTCTTCCTCAAGGCGATCAACATAAACCTGATCACTAGCGAACCCCTTCTGTTGCAACATAAAGAACGCCACGTCCCGAAGATAGTCATTAGACGACATATCGACCTTGATATCCTTCGTATAAGAAGGAAGGAACATATTGTTCATCTTGATTTCGGCATTACACTTCTCAGCGATCTCCATAGTATTCTCTAGGATATCAAGACGAGTAATTCCGGCATCATTGAAATGCTCAAGCACCTCATGGGCATCCATCAGATACAACGGCAAATCCTTGAAAGAAAGTCTGCGCTCAGGATAAAGCAAATCCATCTTCTCAATCAGATCATGAACACCGCAAGCATGATGACGTTTCTGCGCAGCGTTCATCGAAGAGTTCTGACCAATAGCAAGGAGAACTTCCTCAACACCGGCATCCTGCTTTGTCGGGAAATGACAATCAAGCGTACCAACGATGGGAATATTGTACGAGTCACCGTAATCAATAAGCTTGGCATTAAGCTCAGGAGGATTATGAGGCTGAACCTCAAGATAATAATCGTCCTTGAAGATGCCCTGGAATTTGCCAAGAAGCTGATCAGCACGTTTTTCATCACCATTCAAAATAGCCTGAGACAAAGCGCTTCCCATGCAACCGGAAAGACAAATAAGACCCTCGCCATACTGCTCAAGATTATTGAAGTCAATACGGGGCTTATAGTAGAACTGCTCAGTCCATGCGACATTGTTAATACGGAAAAGATTCTCAAGACCCTTGTCATTCTTCGCAAGCAAGATTAAATGAAAGCGCTCAGCCTTGTTAGTCTCATCATCCATCGAAACATCATCGACAAAGTAAGCCTCAACACCAAAGATTGGCTTGACGCCCTGCTGCTTGCAAGCTTTCTGAAATCTAATAAACCCGCCCATAGTGCCGTGATCAGTAATTGCTGCTGCAATCTGACCATTAGTACTGACAATGCTAGCCATCTCTTCAGGCGTTGTCATGCCATCAAGAAGCGAGTACTCACTATGATTGTGCAAATGCGTAAATTCTGCCATCAGGCCTTAGTCTCTTCCGTGTAAGATGCAGACGATATCAATCGAATCATTAACCCAAAAAGAATCTTCATCGATCAAAGCGAGAGCGATCTCTTCGACATATTTCTCATGAGTATGCTTCGCATCGGGATTATCCCACTTCCAATTATTATAATCCTCTTCGGAAAAGGTAATCTCCGCACTCTGCGTTTTGTGAACCTTAGAAGTATACATCAAGCCTCCATGAAAATAGGGGGGATCGTATCCCCTTCGACAACATAAACATCAATACCACCTTCCTGCAAGAGCTCAATCGCCTCCATTTGTGGATAAAACGTGAGAGCAATCACCTTCTTGATTCCGGCGTTAATCAAAATCCTTGAACAGAAAACGCATGGCGTTGTAGTCAAGTACATAGTAGCACCATTTGTGCTCACACCATTCATAGCAGCAGAAACCACCGCATTAAGCTCAGCGTGGATGGCTCTACACTTCCTCCATCCGCCCCCAGATTCCCTTGTAAGGCATTCTGGGCCACAATGTGCCGTTCCCCTAGGGGAACCGTTATATCCCATAGAAATCACCTGATTAGTTTCAGGATTTATAATAACACTGCCAACCTTTCGGCTTGGGCAGGTTGACCTCTGAGAAGTAGCCTTCGCTAGATTAAGGAAGTACTCATCCCAAGAGGGACGGCTCACCAACAACTCACTCATAATTTCTCCACAACAAAAGTAGGAACCTCCGCATAGCGCAAAGCTCTGTGAACTTCATACTGATCATAGCCAAACAAAAACGCTAAATCAGGTTTTGATTCTTTGACAATAGAATTGCCTATGTCTTGCACATCATCGCCAGACCAATGCTTTATGACCCACTCCAAATTGAAGCAGTTCTTTGAGTTAGACCCCGGCCATGTTTTATGCACCCACTCCTCAACAATGTCGGAGATATAATCTTCGCCATAAAAAATAATGCAAAGATTATCTTTATACTCCACGTAAAGACCATTGAGAAAAGTTGTGACTGCAACCTTATTTATCTTGCTGTGCCTTGAGCCAGCAACAATTACACGCATTTGATATCCCACAAAGAATTAATCCGAAACTCAGGATCAATATCTGCATTCATATTATACGGACGATTCAAAAGAAAAGCATTAATGCCCAAGTCTCTAGACTCCCTCACCATATCAGGATAATCATCTACATAAACAGAAACTTGAATTTGACTGAGGAACTCAGGCTTATTCTTTTCGAACACAACAAAGTCTGCCGGAATATCCCACTCAAAGAACCAGTTCCAAGTAACCTGAGTCAAAGCAGGATCTCTAGCAGTCAAATACATTATGTCGTACTGAGAACTGTAATGATTAGTCCAATACCAAGCATCCTCAAACGCCTTAGCGTTCTTAGCCAACAATGGATTCTTCAAAAACAGATCAAGAACATCCCTATCAATATCAGGATAAATCTCGCTCCAATGATACCCCTGCCATTTTTCCCAATGGTGTGCCGGATAACCTGCTTCTTGGAGAACTAAATCAAGTTCCCCAAACATATCAGCTACCACTCCGTCAATATCAAGAATTATCAAATCACATATCCTTATACAGTCAGGAATTGGGGCCGGAAACTCCGGCCCCAATTACAAGAGCAGACCCTACTTCCAGTCGTTAGAGCTAGAAGAATCGTCTTCGGCAATATAGAAACCGGCCTGTTCAGCAGGATTCATGATTCGATACACGCGAGTCAAATCGTGCATCGGAAGACTTGCAATGCTTTCATTCGCATCCTTAGGTGCAAGGGGAATGAGGTTGTACTTTGTCTGCTGCTTCTGACCAGTACGAGAAATCTTGAAATCACGATCAAGAATCGTTCCATACTCAGTAGCGAAAGTAACAATAGTTTCAGCAACATGAGCACCCGTGAACTTTTGATCAAGAACACGCGGTTCCCAAACATCATCCTCGGCATTGTAAACAGCAACATTCACAAGAAGATGCTGCTTGGCCTTCCAGCCACGATCACGAACAACTTGCTCGCAACCAAAGCAGCGATAACCAAACTCCTCATGATCACCTGTGCAAACTGCACTCTTACGGAAATCATTCGGGTTCGTGTGAACAGAAACAACATGAGCGACACCAGCATCCTCAGAATAATTCTGCGAATCCTCAGTCAACTCCTGACGGAAGCGGATGAGAAAAGATTCTCCGGACTTTACAGTGAAATACCGCTGTACTCTTTCACCATCCTGCGGGCCACCAGAGCCCTTATTTTCAATTGTGTTCTTCCTGAGATCAGAAAGAGTCTTGAACATACTCATTTTTTACCTTTACCTTTCGACGTTATAAACGTACATTATGTGGTTAACTAAGCGCACACTGGCGCACTAGCTAGTATACCATCGATCCACCTCACCCGCTACGGGGAGAGTGGGAATAAACTTGAGCATATCGCGAAGTTGCGAAACCTCGTCAAGAGTGAGTAATACTATCGACGTGAGGGCTTCCTCCCCAACTTCGAGCTCAATTATATCTGCTGTTAATTTCTTAATGCGAAAAAACATTTTCAAAACTCCATGTAAAATAGTCTATAGATTTGTCTATATGATCAGAGATCTGATTTTCAGTCATTTCTCCCGGATCTTTGCAGTCAGGATCTTGGAACTCAATTATTCGCAAATCCTTTCCGTAGCACTTAGATATGATCTGATCTCGCATAGCATATCCAGCGACATCGTTATCAGAAAATATAACGATCTTATCAAAATATTTACTAAGCAGGAGCATATGACCATCAGTAATAGTGGCTCCTAGGGATGAAACAACATTAGGGAATCCAGCTTGATGAACTTTCATAGCATCAAGGCTACCCTCAACAATGATACACGAATCATATCGCTTAGCATTGTTCAAGTTAAATAAAATATCTTTTCTGGGAAACCCTTTCGAATACAGATACTTCGGCTGAATGTCGGGATTAACCGCACGTCCGATGAATCCAATGACCTTATGCTTTTCATTCCTAGCCGGGATCACAATCCTACGCTTCGAATCTGAATAGGCAATATCAAAGTATGACAAAGTTTTTTCAGAAAAACCTCTGTCAGTTAGATACTTAACCTTCTCCAAATCCTCCGGGTATGAGATCATAATGGACTCAAGAGCCTCATCCCAACTATTATCCTCATATATACTTTCACTATACATAAGATTTTTCTCAATATCATCTAACGAATAGTCTCTAACTATCTTTCCATGATCGCCAAAAAAGCTCATCAAGTCTCTGATAGATCCAGTCTTCCCGCAGGAAGGATTGAAACATATCCAAAGTCCAGTTGACTTATTAATATAGAAGGCAGGTGTATCCATATTTGTATGGAATGGACAGTAGCAAGCAAGCTCTGAGCCATCATCCCTCATAACTTGGATACCCTTGCTCTCTACATATGACGTGATATCAAGCATAGAATTCGATAGTAAAGTCGAAATGACCTTGATCGTTCATATTCCACTTGACGTTAGTCTTGCGGAATTGCTTGCCAGAGTTTTCTCTCACATAATCTTCAATGCAAGATCGCTGACGAATGATCGTCTCCTGATCAATAGCAGTACCATTAATCACATGGACAGGCCTTCTACTCCGTCGCTTCGTGTTCATAAATCTCCTTCCATTCTCCGGAATCAAGATTCCAGCGCAAATAAAATGCAAACGGGGCACAGCGCCTAGTTTTGCGAGTAACTACCTGAAAAACATCACTGCCCGCAGAACGATGCACAGAAAGCACCATATCAGCGTCATAAGAAAGCTGCTTGCTCCAAGCGATCTCGCTAAGTTCCGGAGGACGCTCATCATGGCCGTCATCCATAGTCACGCCCGACACATCAAGAATCGGAACACGATTACGAACAGCCATTCTCTTAAAGGCCTTCGACAAATTCTTAGCACGCTCAGTTTCCGAACCACCCTTGTTAGCATCATCGAAAAGCGTATGGTAATCAAGGATAACAAGATCAGGCTTATACTGCTCAATCTTAGATTGAACAAAATGCTGATCCGCAGTCTCAATACCATCCGAAGTCACTAGATGAATCGGAGGCTTACCCTCAAATGTTGACTTAGCCCATCCCTCATATTTATCAAGGGAAATACCTTTGCCATTTGTCAATTGAGTATTAGTGAAGACTTCGCCTGCGTTAAGGATTGTATCCATGCGGAACTCTTCCTGAAGCCTATCCATCTCAAGAGATACGATAAGAGGAACATATCCAGCACGCCAAGCATTAGCAGCCATCAATCTAGTCAACGCTGACTTACCAACACCAGTCCAGCCAATTACAACAACAAAGTCACCGGGCTGAAAGCCTCCGAAGTGAGCATCAATAACCTTGATGCCACTCGTAACCCCGACAATCTTATGATCCGGATTCTGAATCCGATCCTTCAAAACATCGGCACGCTCAGAGTAATCAGCAATATTAGAGTCCTTCAAACGACCCGAATCACGAATAAGCTGAGCAGATTCATTCTGAATCAAAGTCAAGATCTTCGCTGGATCATCGCCATTCTTCAGCGCCTCAGACGCCTTGAACAACGCACCACGAACACCACGACCCAAACTCTGCCTCTTTGCATCATCAATATAAAACTGAAGAGGAGACTCGGCAGTGAAGAACTCAAAGCCCTTAAAGTTTGTCTTTACAACATCCTTCGAAGGAGCTTGGCCATACTCGTTATTGAAATCAAGAATGAAGTTCCACACATCAGCATATTCAGCAAATACGTGATCCACACCCTGCTCAACACAAGAGGTGACATCACCAGACTTGATAATGCTGTTAAGCAAATTCAATTCATAATTCATCAAACTCACGCATCCTCTGTTCCGTCTCCTTTACGAGACGATCAAAGCTTTCCTTCGATTTACGGAAGTCCAAAACTTTCTCCCTGATCTTACTGCTGTCCAATGCAAAGTTATACACAAGAATTGGGTCTTGAGTATGCTTCACATATTCCAATATACACTGTTCCAGTACATCCAACGAATAGTACTTAGAATAATAGTCAACAAGACTCTTTATAATATCATCTTGACGGGGATCAGGGAGAAAGAGCTTCCCGTTCTCGTCGCATGACGACTGAAATATAGAAAGAATCTTCTCCGAAGATTGATTCATTTTCGTCTTCAACTCTCTTCCACTGTAAAATTAAACGATCAAATTTAGATAAACCTGCAGCGATAAATGTTCCATCTACCTCGGCGTTAGCCATTATACACGGAATCCTTACCGTACATTCTTCGCAGATACTTTTTGCTTCAAGCACATCATCCCTATGAAACGATGTGAACTTTTTATCAAACTTGCACAAAGCATCTTTAGTCCAATGAACCTTTTTGAGATTCCGGGACATCAGCCTTCGGCCAATCCCCGATCAGCATCAAGGAGCTGAGCTTCAATCTGAGCCTGAACATCTTCCCAAAGATTCTTCCAAGCTTCATCCTTATCACTAGAAGGATCAATAGTGATACGAGAACCGGCATCAATACGAAGCGATTCATAATTTCCTAGATTTCTAGTAATCCCAACAGAGCACCAAATAGTATTCTGCTCGTCATTCTCCGGCACAAGGTTTGCCATTATCTTTTACCTCTCATATATAGAGCATCAAGTTTATCCTTGATAGCTTCACGGTTAATTCCAGCGACATTAGTCCTAGCAGGTCTTCCAGCAGGATTCCTACTATCAAAGAACTCGGCTAGGATTTCAATGTCACTTAGTGAGTATACCCTAGTCCAATTCTTCCCGCTCCCATTCAGGGAAATTTTTTTTGCCTTGGGAAGCAAGCCTAAGCTTTCATACTTTCGTATAGTGGAATTTTTCTTCCCAAACATTTTGGCAACTTCCCCTATCTTAAATAGAGGGGAAAAAGTCTTCCTAGCCTCATCAAGACGAAATGACTCATTGCTGTGAGAGTTATAATTGACGGCTATAACGAGATTTTTCATCCAATTAACCTTTATAACCCTCACAGCAGAGCCATCAGAAGTTTCATAAAACCTTCCGATTCTAATCTTCAACAAGGAAGATTGATCAGACACGGACCTTCAAAGCCTTCGCTAACTTAAGCTTGAACTCATTCCAGCCCTTTTCCTTCATATATCCCTTATGAGAACATATATAGCAACCTATTTGCATAGTTCGCACATCATTCTGATCATAGAAAACTTCTTCTTCATAGAGGAAGCCTCCACATCTTTTGCATTTAAGCTGAAAAGTTAACATCAAACTCCTACCTTCGTAGAACCAACACCAATACTTTCAAGCTTTGCATTCACAGCCGTCCCACCGAAATACTGCTGGTAGAACACCTGAGCAACTGTGAAGATAACTGCAAGATTCGCTACAAGCTGCTTCCAATCACCAAGATTGACACCATTGTCAACGGCAGTAATACCAACTGCCACAACAAGGGAAACAGCAACCGAAACAATTTGCTTAGTCTTCGATGACCAATCTGTATTCTTCAAGAAAGAAATAAAGAAAGGAACAATAAGACCAGCTAAAGCTGCAACTCCAACATTACCCATATAATTCACCTCCTCAGATGACTTCTAAGTCCCTATAGGGACGTTCTGACTTATCAATAACAAATGTCAAAGTTCCCGGACGGGAATCGACACCAGTTAGATCCTTAAACCATTCACTTCCACCATCCATAGCGGGGCACTGCATATGAATCTTATCATTATCATGTTCAATGACCGAAAAATGATGGTAATGGCCCGTAATCAAAATGTTTACATGGCCGATAGGATTGTTAGTAAAAGTTTGAGACTTCCACCATTCCTTGATCTTCTTTTGAGGATCAGACCCATTGCTTGTCACATGGCCATGAGCGAAGCCAAGATAGGTATCACTCACCTCAACGACGACAGAAATCTCGTCTTCAGGAATGATGAATCTTACATGGCCATAAGCCTCTTGATTTGCAGAAAGAATCTCAGCAACCATCTCGAAAGCAGCAACGTCATCATTGTCTCCCCTTGTAGTAAAGGACTTTCCTGATCCATTTCTGTTCTCGCCATGATTTCCGGGAACCGCCAAGACAATAACTTCATTGAACATCTTCGCCCAAGAAGTAATCGCCTTAGTCAGAAGCCTGCGAAGCACGCGTACTTGCTGACGACGATTGAGCTGAACAGTGAAAGTCTGCGTAGCATAATGCCCTTCGCAGTTTTCCACCATATCACCAATTCCCGCAACAACGAGCGTCTTCATCTTTCTACCTGACTTTTGAAGTTCACGAATACGCTCCGTGACACCCTCAATCATATCAAGAATCCTGCCAATTGTGCCATCTGTTCCATCACCATCTGCCTTGCCAATCTGCCAATCAGAAAGGCATACGACAAACGTAGCATCTCCTGAGGCCTGCTTGTCGGACATCGGGCGATGCTTCTTGATAAGCGTCACAAGATCCTTGTAGTCTTCGTCACGGTATTGCGTAACACGCTTGGCTCTGATCCCGACCTTGTAAGAATACAATCGCTTCGTCTCGCCTTCGCCTGCAGGAGCATCCCATGAAGAAAGCTTAACTGGCTCAATAATTTCATAAAGTTCTGGATCATAACCAAGCTCAACAAGGAGTTGATCCCAATCTCTCACAGGCTCGCTATAAACCTCTGAAGTAACCTGAACTTCCTCTCCGTCCCAATCGACGCTAGGCTTCAAGGATGACGGAGCTTTAATCGTAGTTTCTTTCTTGGGAGGGCTATATTCCTTCCCATCCAAGTTGGGAAGATTCAGAGAATCGTCCCCCTCGTATTTAAATTGTTTCATTCAACACTACTTTCTTGTTCATTAGATTCAAGTGTAGCACCTTCCTCGGAAGTTTTCACAAACTTACCACCCTTTGTTCTTTTTCCTGTCTTGGCGCGCTCTTTGGCCAACTGGCCAGTCTTCTTCCTACGCTCTTTGCTTTGCTTCTTGCCCTCACGATGAATGGCGCTATGCTCAGGGATAGTCGTGAGGTACAAATTATTCGGCCTATTATCAATCTTTATCTCATTTATATGATGAACAGTTTCCCAAGTCTGGAGAATGCGACCAAGCTGCTTCTCCAAGACCAGTCTATGCTCATAAACATAGCCGCTGTTGCTGAAAGGGTGTTCAGGTTGTAGCACCCTAATATATCCTTTATCGTCAACATAACGGCCACCATTGAAGTTTGGGTTTTTACTCCCAAAGTTATCGCGACCCCAAGAAATACTATTTCTTCTAGATGCTAAACTCATGACGAAGCGGGAATAAACTTACCAACATCTTCCACTTTGAGAGTAATTGTGCCAACATTTCCAAGTCTCAATGTTGTAATCCCGCCATCAGCAATAATCTCAACAGATACAGAGTGAGTCCCTTTCGAAAGGGCTGGAGACGGTATATACACAGCGGGAGACGATGCAAAATATCCGGTTCCACCTGTCAAAGCCCCCATACCTCCGCCACCGGACTCTAAAACTGCGACTCCATCGACAACAAATCTTATCCTAAATTGACACGCAACATCTGTTGTCATAGTTCCGGGATTAAATTCAAACGAAGTAAGTCTATCCTCTTCAACATCGAACACGATATTAGTAAAGCCAGTTACTTGCTGGTAACCGCCACTTGGATCAATAGTTACTGCGCTTGCTGTCTTCCAAGCCAAAGTTCCTTTTGGCACATTATCTACAATATCTTTTAGATATTGCTCATTAAGCATCATAGCATTAAGTCTCTGGTAATCAACCGGCGTACCCTTGCCCCATTGCACAAATTTAAATTCTGACATTACTCTCCTTATAGAATACTAAATTCTGATCCTCCGTCTTCGGTAAACAAAAGTTCGGGTGGATCAATTGTAGCAGAATACTCGCGAAGCATCAAGCTCTGCTGAATCCCGCCATCATAGCTGATTGTACTTTGAATTGTCCAAAAATCTGTATTGGCTATGCCAATGTCATCGAATTTTTCAATTGTCACCAAATCGCCAAGTTGAAGTTGAGGCACTCCAAGAATTTCTACATTCAAGATTCTAACCGGATCTGCAAAATAACCAATAATATGATCTGCAACAATCTGGGCGTAAATTTTATTGGAAATAAACTCATTGTCAATATCAAGCTCTTTGAGCCTATACTTCCGTATATTAGACTCAATCTCCGCAGAATACGAGGTAACAGTCTCCTTGCTCTGTTGCGTCACGGTAGGGACGCCAGCGACTCTGAAGAAATTGCTGTCGCCATTTAATGGGTTCGTGCCCTCAAGGACAATGTAATTTGTTTTGGCTCTGTCCTGAAAGTAATAATACTCAACGCCATCTTCTATGTAAGAAGTAGGGCCGGGATCGTTAGCTGACACAACAATTTGAGCGGAAAAAGCATTAACAGCATAGTAATCAATAGTTGCCGTCTCATCAAACAATTCTGTCGTCAAAAACGGATAGTAAACTACCACAGCAGGACTATCACTATAATCGACGTTATAAAATCTTGCTTCTCTCGCGCGATCTCCCGGCAAATGCCACCCAACTTGCGTACCAAATTGAGCCCTCTGAATATTTGTCAAAGTATTGTTGACAATACTATTATACTTAATAATTTCATTATTAATCTTGACATAACCAGATGGAAGCAAGAGGGGATTAGAAGTATTTTTCAATTGAATTGAAGAGCTATTTGGAGTAACATTTGAAACAACCGAAGTTATCGCAAGAGATTCATTTGACTCAGCAGACCAGAGAGCTCCTGATTCTGATGCGTTAAATGTAGTCTTATTTACCTTCAAGTTTATCTTATTCGTCTGAACTTCAGACGTAACAGATCCAGAAATGATATTAACATCATCGGCAAATGTATATTGACTTGTTTGGTATCTACTATTTCCCTCTTGATGTAAAGCATTTCTGTATTCATACCTGAAATTTCCATATTCATCAATATAGAACATACCTAAATCAGCAGTTGCAATTGTCAACATGGCATCCCAATATGTTGAATCTTTTGCATAAAGATATTTAAATGTAGGTATAATAGAGAAAAATGAAACTTCATAATGTTGACGTATTCTTTCCGCGGAAAGTACGTCTGCAAAATAAGAGAAGTTAGAAACAAAAGTATCTCCTTGTGTAGAAATAACAAATTCACTTGGAGACGGAACATAGATATTTGTAGGATTAATTGTACCTACAATTTCTCCATCAAGATAAAACTTCAAACTAGTTGCAGTGGGGATAGTGACATGGATCAAGTGAGACTGGCTAATTGGGACTGGATTTGACACAGTAGAATAGGAAGTTCCGCTAAAATTAATAGCAGAAAGTCTAAATATCAACTTTGTATTATCTGATACAGACTTTTGGACTTCAACCTTAATACCTCTTTTATCAGAGACACCTTGATACGCCGCTAAAGTATAATAAGTTCCGGCAGAAAGATCGTCTGGATCTCTGACATAGTAAGCTCCAGAAAAACTCGTCCCAGACCCTGCCTCATTCCATCTTGCATTATCACTATATTTATACAAAACAAGATCGCCGTTTGGATTATAAGATCCGGTACGGTATACCGAATTAAATGTTTTGATCGCAAGATCATCGGATATTCTTTCCGAATCATCTTGAGCGCTAAGGATATCTGAATAGACGATAGAAGAACCAGACTTTCCTAATGATGGGCTTGTATCTAACGCGTAAACATATTGACATTCGTCAGAAAATGCCATCGTGCCGGTGCTTAAGTTTGAAGCATCAATTTCATTCTGGCCCTCAAAGAATGGTATGAAAAGAACCGGATCGTCAAAGAAAATTGTTTCATAAAATTTGTCGTAATAAAATATCTTCCTCGCCGGGAAGCCGCTTGATAACATAATATCTCTAATACTTCTACCAGCACACAGACCTTGGGAAATATATCCCTTAATATTTTCTTCCTGCAAAAATTTTGAATAATCTCTAATTTGAACATCGGCGGTCATAGAAGATGTATCAAAATTCCAAGTATCAGCATACATTTCTTCAGCTAAAGGAATAATCTCTGTCTGCTGAGTCTTGCTGATTTCATGCTTAAGATAGATAAAAAATTTCGTATCTGGATTTACATAATCTCCATAAAGAGTGTTGCCATATGGGTTAAATACAAGATCTGTATTATCAAAACTTATTGATCCATTATTTGCAGCAGTAGCCCCAATAGGCAAGGAGGCGTCAAAGTTGTCTCTAATCTTATCTATATTAAAAGAGACAACATAATCGCTTAAATCGACTTCCCAGATCGGATTTATAGTATAAATATGAGCGTAATCATAGGCATTGACAGTTGAAGTTGGAATAATTTTTATAGCGATAATGTCCAGATACTCATTATCTTCTAAGCCAAGATCGGAAGATGTTATATATGTATATGATTTATCCTCAAATGTGTCGAATCCCTTTGCTCCTTCAATAATAGTATTGTCACTCTTTGTTATAAAATAATCAAAAGTATAAATTCCGCCATTCATATATCCAGTAGAAATAAAAATTTTATTACATCTTATTGAATCAAACGACACTTTTACAAAATCTTCTTGGTAATCAAATATACCCGAAAAATCAGATTGGACTCTTGACATCCAACCGTAATTATCTTCGATATTAGAAAAGACGTTATCATCAAATACTGGATTAACAACATAAGAATAATTATTAGTTTTAATTGTTCTTCCCAAATAATTTTGCATATTTGCAAATGCATAAAGATATGTTTCTTCTTGAATACCGTCAATAATGCACTCGGCATTGTAATAGTTATCTGATGTAGACGCATTCAGTGTAGCTTCATTTTCAATAGAATAATATAAACTATCTATATCATCTTGATTAAAAGCATAATCAAATACAGCAAACTCAGAAATCTTTCCCGTCAATAACTGGTATCCGGATTCTCCACTAATACCGCTATCATAGCCACCACCAAAAACTAGATAAGGAGTGTTCCCTGTTACTATATCTCTCATAACAAAATTCGATGGTAATGTTATATATGCGTTTTCTTCGCCATCAATAAACAAAGAAAGTCTAGTACCATTTTTAATTATGGCGATATGATTCATCTGTCCATAAGTTAGCGGATCTGGAGTAGAGTCCAATATGTATTGGGTGCCAGCGGTATTGAAGACCCTAACTCTTAAAAGCTCTTGATCTCCGAAAAGAAAAGACGTAATTTTGATAGCAGTATTTCTAGCGTTGTTGCCAAGCCAAAAAATAGTTTGGTTGGAAGCAGGAAAGCTAACTTTATCAAATAAAAATGAATATGTAAAATTTGATTGATTATTTAATGTTTGAAATTGCGCAGTTTTATTTAATGGTAAAGCTGTTGATGCATAGCAATATTCTGCACTATTAAAATAATGAGATCCAATAATATAGTTATAACCATAGGCTGCAAAATAATACGCCATCAATTTAGGATCATATGGAGCGATTCCATAAAGCTCAAACATTGAAAATGATATCAATCCAACGCTGGTTGCATTTTCAGTTCGAAATATTGGATCATCAATATATACAGACAGTATAGTGGATACTGGATTAGTAGTATTTATAGGCTCAAACTCTCCCATATTATATATAGTAAATGTATTATAATCTGCTTGAAATCTATAGTAATTACTATCATTCAAATAAGTGCTGTTTACACCACCAGCTAGCGTAGTTATCCCATCCACAACCTTATATATTGCAATACTATTTGTACTAGTACTTTGCAAACCACGACAATATATGTAATTATTTTCATCTATATATCTCACAATCGCGCCATTACCCTCTAGTTCGGGCTGACGCCAATCTACAAAGTGATCTAGACATCTCAGATTTGTAGTTACATATGCGGGGTTTGTTTCAAAAAAGTCTGCTCCACCAGCCCACCAGATAGCCCCCTCGTATGCAGCATCAGGGACAGAATAGGCACGACCCGTATATATATTTGTCTTATACGAAGGACGCCACGAATAATACTCCATATCTTGATTATAACTATCAGAGCCCGTAGAGTTAAAGTTGCCAATATCTTTTATAATACTAAAACTATGCACACCGCTTTGAGGAGCAAGAGCTCTTAGTGGAGTGTCTATTTCGTAATAATTGTATCGATATCTTCTCAAAGTAAATGTATTTGCACTAGTCACTGTATTTACATACAAAATCTCATTTGGATTAACTGTAGCCCAAACAGCGCTATTAAAATACTGCAGAGTCGGGAGGACTCCAGTTGTATTTAACACTAGAGGATCTCCGACAGACAGACCGTGATTAGCGCAAGTGAAAATTGCTGCTGCTGTAAAAGGAGACGGAGTTAATTCAATCGTACAAACCTTAGTCCCAATAGGATCTCTCTCAAACATATCGACCAGTCGATTTTCTTCAATAATCTCAATAGCCTTGTCAGTAATTGATCTTGACTGAAAAGTAGTACCAAAATCAGAGGTATAAACAGGAGCTCCAGCGGTGCTCGCTCCATAAGCAATATCAAGACCAAGCGCCCCATGATCTTTTACCCTATGTCCGCCGTAGGTTTGGCTAGTTCCCTTGTGAACAGCATAAACATACTTAGTACTAGACGATCCGGTTGTAGCAACACGTCCCTCCAAACTATTTAATACAGCATTAGAGGCGCTAGTATTGAGGTTGAAGGTTGTAGTAGTAGCATTTTGCACATAATAAACAGTCAATGGAGAATCGACAGTCATAGTAAGTCCACTTGGACTAGGGCTACTAAAACTTTTTACAACAACAGCATCTCCATTACTGTAGCCATGAGCACCGGAAGTTGTGAAAACCGCTGGATTTGCAATACTAATGGTGACTGGTATGCCAGTGGCCCCAGAAGTTCCGGCCACTGAAACACGACTGCCAAGATCTCCTGCCAAGGCATTTGCTCTTGACGTATTAAGATAAAAATAATGTGCGCTAGCTCCTCCGGCTGGATTTTGCACATAATAAGTATATTTTGTTTTCAGATCTCCAACACCTATTTCACTAGGCATAGAGCCATCACTGCTAAAGCAAATCGCTGCACCCGCAGAAAGACCATGAGATGGCATTTGAACAATAATCTTTCCAGCGCCATCGTTGGCTAGGAGGCAATTTCTCGTTTGAGTAGAAACATTGTAATCAGTCTTATCAAATCTTACATAAACATTCGGACTTCTATCAAGAATCTGCTTGTTATAAGTATGACTGCTTGTATAAGTTTTGACATTCTCAAGATAACGAATATCAGACATCCACGCCTTCACAACCGGCTTTACATTCTGACTATCACTCTGAATCTCTTCTCCAAGATCCTCTGAAATAGGGATCATGACTCTTCAAACTCCACAGAAAGCTCCCAAATAAAATTGCCGGACTGAGGATCTCTCCTCACCAGCGTTTCTTGATAAGAGTTGACGAAAACAGTAAACTCCTCCCACTTCCCATTTTGATAGAAAAACCTCAAAATGTGTGAGCCTTCTGTGTCGCCAAAAAGATCAAGCATAGTAGCCCTAGAGGCATAACCGTCAATATTGCAGAGATCATCATCAGCGAGATACGTCCAACTAGTAGAAAACGTATGCTTCACAGCTTTGGTATAACGCTTACGAGTCCCATTGGCAAGTTCTGTAGTAGTGAATCTTTCATCGCGAGAACGCTGAATCGGAGCCCGTCCCTGATCTGTGAGGGGAACATTATCGATCCAAATTGCTGCGGGGAAAAATAGTGTATTACCTGAAGTCATCGTAACCTGTACCTGTCATTATAAGATGATACCACTCTTTTCTGCTGTCCTTCAATCTTTCTTTGGCGGGGAACAGTTTTCATATTATATTTGCTAGCCATAGAAGCAAACCATTCTTCTTCACCAATAAAGGTGTCAACATTGATATAAACGTCCCCGCCCATACCTGAAGCATATTCTGCGCTAGACCCTGACGCTCCACGACTAGTAAACATCCCACCAGAAGCTGCTTTAATCGCAGCTCCTGATGCCATCTTCACCCCAAGCCTAGAAGCAGCAGCAGACAAGTAGCCCAAGTTTGACGCACGATATTTCGGGTCTGTGGTGATAACGTATTCATCGAAGCCACCTTCGCCAATATTGGCAATAATGCCATCTTTCTGCGCTTTAACCAAGCCACCAGAAGCATAGCCAGCGTGGACCCACTCGTTACCAGACCAATAAAATGTTCCAAACTGAGTCACTCTAGTTTGCGTATTCAGCCCTAAGACATCTTCGCCTCTACCGAGTTGCATAATTTCTTCCAGACCCAACATACCGCCGCCATTTGCCTTCAAAAATTTCTCAAGAGCCTTAAATTTATTCAACGCTTTCGCCGTGTCAACATCAATCACAATAGTTTTCCCACCGGGAAGAGTTACGACAGCATATCCAAGTTCATTGATTTTATTTACATATAATTGAGCAGCAGCTGTTCCGGGTTTAATGTTTCTTTCTGTCATAGCGTCAAGAACTTCTTGAGCTGATTTAAAACTTTCTTCAGTTGTAGTCATTAATCTACCATTTTGATCAATCAAAGTTTTGGTAGTATTTCCATTCTTATCTACAAGGAACTTAGCAGTTTGCCCAAACGAATTAACAATTTTACCGTTTATCTCAAACCAATGCTCGCCTTCTTGAGTCTTATAATATTTAACCTCTTCAGTAGTTTTTTTGATTGCGCCAAATTGCTTATTCTGGAATGAGTAAGCAGAACTTGCTAAATCAAAATTATATTTTTCGTATTCCTGATGTCTTTTATCGAGGTTCTCCTTCCACATTTTTGTGATACCAGTATTATATTGGTCCTCAAGCATATAGTTGTTGCTTCTCAACGCTTGCTCAGCCTCCTTTGCAGTCATAAACGCTCCAGTTTCACGCCCAAGATCTACAATTCTCTGCTTCATCGCCTTCTCATATAAAGGATTATCTTTATTTCTAGCGTCCCCCAAGGCTATTTGAGCTTTGAGCACATTGATTATAGCGAGCTCCTCTTCGTTAGCAGCTTGTGCATTTGCTTTAGAATATTTAGACTGACTAGTCTCAAGCTCACTGGGCGGAGCCGGAGCTCCATCAGGAGTAGCGCCATCACCGCCACCAGTGCCATCACCGCCACCGCCACCGCCACCACCACCGCCACCGCTCTTGCTAAGCTCTGCTTTAATAGCAGCAAGGGCATCAGTGCTAACAAAACCGGCAACCCAATCAAGAACAGCATCTTCGCCAGACTTCCTGAACTCATTAACTATCTCAGAATTCGACTTCCTGAACACTTCAGCAAACACATCCATAGCGCCTTGCGCATACTCCGGCCAAGCAGCGCCAACATTACTTAAAACTTGATTAATGCGATCCATAGCAGACTGCATCTCACCGACAGTAAGCGGAGTCATCTCCAATATTTGATCAAGATAAGCTTCCAAGATTTTCTTCTGAATATCAAATCTCTCTTTAGCAGCATCTTTCTCTAAATTGATTAGATCTTTTAAGTTATCTCTGGTTTCCTTAAGTAAATCTTTAGCTCTTGAATCTTCAATATCAGTGAGGTCTTTGGCGTATGCTTCTTTATTAACTCGCTCCTGAATATCAAGCATTCTCGCGTCATTATATCTTCCTTCATAAATAGCAAGGGCTTTTTCTTTTTGATAATTTTGATTGTCAATATTTCTCTTAGCAAGAAGATCACGCTTCTTGGAAAGATATTCCTCGGTCTTATAGAGCTTCTCTTCGGCTTTTTCTTGGTCTTCAATAGCCTTAATTCTGTCATCATAAACTTTTAATGCTGCCTCATGAGTTTTCTCTAGTGCATCAGTAGCGCTCTTTCTGATTTTATCAAGCTCTTTTTCAAGAACAGAAACGACCTTATCAGTCCACTTTTTGACCCAACTTTCACCATCAGCAGCGTCACCAGCTCCAGAGTTAATTGCTTCACCAAGAGTCTCGCCTACTTCGCCACCAGCCTTCTTCGCCTCTTTCTTCGCTGGGCCTGTAGTTCCCGGACCAAATACACCGCCAAGTCCGGTTCTAAGTTTATCATCCAACATCCCGACAATGCCGGTATCAGAAAAAGCCTCCACCGCTTCTGCAGCGCCCTTGATACTATTGCCAACAAAAGGAATTTTAGACATTAAGCCTAGAATAGTAGAAAGCGCCTGAGCTATACCCTTTACCACAATATCAAAAGCTATCAAAACAGGTCTAGCCCACTCATAAACTGTAGCCAGAGCAAACATAAACGCCTGTGACCACTCTCCCTTGAAAAGGGCTGCAATAAAACCGACAGTATTCTTTACTATATACGCCGTTCTTTCAAAGAACGGCCAAATAAACCCAATAACAGTGCCGACAAAATCTATAGCCGAAGCAATACCCTCAAAGACTGTACCGATAATTCCACCAATACCCTCAAAAGCGCTTGCTGCCCCTGCGCCCTCTTCCGCCCCAGAGCCAAGCTGGCCAAAAATGCCCATCATCTTTTCAAAAACGCCAGCAAAAGTTTCTTTCAATCTTCCAAAAGCAGCCTTTATAGCATCAATTCCAGGCTGGATCTTAGCCATAACAGCTTCCCAGTTTGTCTTCATGCCCTTAAACATCATGACAACAAAAGCAATTGCTCCTGCGACAATAGTTAAGATAACTGTGATCTTATTAAATCTAAGAAGCAAAGTCAGAATTTTACCAATAGGCCCACCACCAATTTTAACAGCGCCAGTAAACTTCCCAAACATGACTCCAAGATTACCGAAAATCTTGCCGAATTTACCGTAACTCGCCATGACAGCCAGATTGGCAGCATCGCCTCCAAGACCGCCTTTGCGCCCCTTCGTAAACGCTCCAGCAGTAGCAGCAAATCCTCCAGAAACAGCCTGACCGGCTGACGAAAGTTTTGCTGCCTTAGCCATCTTTTTAAGCTTTTCTGTTGTTTTACCAGCAGCATTGCCAATAGGAGAAAAGAATGTAGTACTAGCAGATAACCACAAAGACTTGAAGATGGCGCTCGTCTTATCCGCAGCGCCCGCAGCAATAAGCGGAGTCTTAACCGCAGGCGGAATAGGAGGAACAGGAGGTTGCGCAGCTTGCGCAATCTGTGCAAGCCTAGCCGCTTCCCTCGCCCTTATTGCATTAACCATAGCAACCTGACCAGCGCTAGCGCCAGCAACAGCGGTAGGAGCACTTGATGCCGCTGTAGGACCCAAAACTTTTCTTACATTCTGAATATTTTGCGCAGAAGCAGCTCTGCTGGCAACCGCCGCTTGCGCAGCAGAAGCCTTGTTAGCAGCCGCTGCATCCTTTGCCCTCTGTGCAGCCACAGCGCTAGCTGTACTTTTTTCTGCTCTAACTGCGTTATACTTACGCAAATTATCTTGATTTCTTTGAGCATTAGCTCTAACTTTTTCTGCAGCTTTTTGCCTAGCAAGATGCTCTTTAAGATACGCGTCTGCTTCTGCTGCAGCTGCAAACTTTCCATTCTTCGTATACGCCCCGCCAAACTTAGCTCCAGTAGGCTTGAACCCTCCGCTTTGAAGAATTTTCTTGTTATTCTCATCAATTTTTCTTCTAGCTTGTTGCATTTGTTGAAGTGGAGTCATGGCAGCAGCTGCATTTTTTTTCGACGCTGCTTGTGTAGCGGCAACTTGAGAGGCTACCGCCTTCTTCGACGCTGCTTCCGTAGCAGTAGCCTGAGTGGCTACCGCCGTCGTAGTCCCTTGATGAGCAGCAGCTTCCCTTGCCTCTGCAGCAGCAAGCCTATTTGAAGCGACTGTCAAATTATCTTTTGCAGTAGTAAGAGCTCCGGTAGCAGCAGTCTCCGGCCCCAAAGAGCCGGTCTTGGCAGCACCCCCAGCAGCCGAAACAGCCTTCTCAGCCGAAGTGGGCATACCAAGGGCATATCTAAATCTATCTTTGAGCCCGTGTACTGCAGTAAATTTATTACCAGTCTGAACAGCAGTACTCTGACCCGCCCCTATCGATCCTATAGCCCTACCAGCGGTAAAGTTTGGAGCCAACTTAGGCAAAGCTCGCAATGCCACACTGCCTAAAGTAACAAATGCGTGTTGCATTTGTGCAAGGATTATCATTATAGGAGCCAACGCTGCAAGAAACACTGCTGCACCGACAATCGAAAGCTGGATAGAATTAGGTAACTTATTAAAGAGATCTAAAATCTTCATAACAATCTCCCCCACTCTGATGAGTGCGGGAGCTATAGCTGCTCCAAGCCCTACCTTGAAATCATCAAAACTAGCCTTAAGCCTTTTAATACCAGTAGTAGGATCTTTCTTAATTTCCTCAAGAGCTCTATTATATCTATCCATCGGCTTCAATGCTGCACCAGCAAATTCACCTGACGCAACAAGACCTCTGGCATAATCGGAGGTCATCTCAGAAGCCCCCCGGCCTGTTCTTTCAAGCTTTTCGAGCTCTTGTCTGCCGATATTTACATCTTGAAAAAATGATTGCATTCTCGCTGTTTGACGCAATCCGAAAAGTTCACCAAGGGCTTTGCTTGCTTGTTCGGCGCTCATTTCACTTAGATTTTTAGCTAAAGCCATAACCTCGATATCCGCTTTTTTAACATTCCCCCCAGCATCAAAGAATGAAAAGCCCATCTTCTTGATAAGTTCTGCAGAGTCTTTGGTAGGCGAAACAAGTCTTTGTAAAGCGAACTTCAAACCGTGAGCAGCTTCAGTAGCAGGAATACCACGCTTATACATACCAGCCAAAGCAGCGGCAACGCCACCGGCGCTGAACCCCATCTTCTCCATGACAGGAGCAACTTCCGGGAATGCTGCAGCAAGATCTTTAAGCTGCAAGGAAGTCTCATCAGCCACAGCACTCATCTGAGCCATAAGATCTCTAGTCTTTTCAAGCCCCCCAGTATCAACTTCGCCATCAACGAAAATAGCATTCATAGTCCTGAAAAACTGCATAGCTGTATCTGTATCAACTTCTCCAACCATACCAATTTCACTTACAGCTCTAGAGAAACTCTTAATACCCTGTTCACTATCAATACCAAGAGCAGCGACATCTTTGAAAAGACCAGTAGAGGCCTTCCTGCTAACACCAAACTCTCTAGACATCTCTCTAATGCCATCGGCGCCATTTACTAGAGAATCATAAAAGGCATCAGCGTCTTCTTTCGATTTGCCGAATCCGAACTCAGTAACCTTCTGCAACTGAATCATCTCAGACTGAACCGCCATAAAAGATCTAACAGCCATCGTACCCAAGCCAACAATGGGCAGGGTAATACCTTCGGCCATCTGACGGCCAACCCACTGCATATCCTTAGCTTGACTCCGGAACTGAAGGGCCACAGCCGTAAGGTTTTCCCTAACAACGCCAAGGCTAAGTTTAAGCTTTTGAGAATTATTTAACGCCTGCATAAAAGCAGGAGGTCCACCATCAATTGCCCTCAAACTTGCGGCAGTTGCAATACCCACCTTAGAGGTATCATGCATATCTTGTCTAAATCTGCGGATATTTTGAATAGCCATACCGAAATTTTTCGGCTGAGCCATAACGGCGTGCCCAACTGTGTCAAGTCTATCTTTATAGGCTTTCATTGCCTTAAGATCTTGTTGATTTCCTACAAAACCAATACCCTTAGACTTCTGAACCTTAGCCATTTCAGCATTAAGCTTATTAACCTGAGCAGTTATTTTTTCTATAGACTTCTGAGATTCAGCGCTACCAGTTGTAACGGTTTTCGTTACCTTCTCAAATTGTTTGGCAATATCACCAAACTGCTTGGTTAGAGATGATGAATCTAAGCCAGATCTAAGCTGCTTATCAATAGCTGTAAGTTGTCTACTAAGATCCTTGAGCTTATCAATGCTTTCTTTAACGCCAACAATGCTTGTCTGGACGCCAATCTTAATTGTCTCATCTTGTCCGGTAGCACCTACGGCCATATCTCACACTCACTTAATCCTTTCGGATTATTGCTCACCCTCAATTATAGAATAACCAAGATTTATAGGCAACTTATATACTTCACTTTCACCAAAAGCCGGAGTTACCTCTCCACCAACCTTCGGATCAATTAACGCAGCAGGTCTATAACTCCGCTCCTCAGACTTCTCCGAATCTGAATCAGAGTAGATATACTGGATCGCTGACTGATCATCAGATATCTCGGCCCCCGCAGCAGCCGCCATCGACTTCAATGCGCGAGACTGCCTCTCAACGGTAGCTTCGTAAAGAACGATAAGCTCGTCAAGAGACAAAGACTCTTCTAAATCAAGGAAGTTCTTCCAAGAACCACATTCGCAGAAAACTTCCTGCTCAAGCAAAGTTAGGGGTATATCATCAAAGGTGACATCTTCTCCGTCACCTCCCCCGCCTATGCGTTTGGGTCAGTCCCCATTGCAGCAGAAATAAGCTGATTGAATGACTTGATATCAAGAAGATCTTCCACAAGTTCAGGATCATCAGCGATTTCGGGCTCAATAGCAGAAAGGATAACCTGAGCAGCCTCAACCATGAGATCTACTGACTTGTCATCATCTTCAGAATTTTCCATTTCCTTCATAACTGCATTCAGCTTTCGAAGCTGACGAAGGGAAACCGGGTAAATCGTTCTCGTCTTATCTGAGAAAGAAACTTCAACTCCCGGACGAATATTATTAATCTTAGCCATAAACACACTCCTGTAAGGTCAATGCACATTATAACACAAAGAGGGACAGATTGCTCTGTCCCTCAAAGTGTGAATGTGTTTTAACTTAATTATCAGATCTGATCGACAATGGTGCCGTATTCCTGACCCGTGTTTGCCGGGTTTGGGAGAATACGGAAATCGACAGGATAAGCTGCATTCTCAGCACGCTTCAGCATATGTGATGAAGAGCTGTACTGAATAACTCTGCCGCAGCTATAAGTACGAGTCTTAGTGACTGTGCCACTTGTGCCGGGAGCGTTACCTACAAGAGTAATTGCACGCTCTACGGGATAGACTGACTGAATACCCATACGAAGAGTCGTGCTTGCTCCACCATACGTGAGCTCTGACTCAGGGCCAGAGGTCTGCAGGTTCCATGAGTAAGCAAGGTTCTCAAGGGTAGCTTCAGCGAGCTTTGTCTTGATCGAAACCTTGATCTTTGAAACGATAACGCGAGCTGCGTCACCGAACTGATCGATTTCGATGTCAACCATGTCAGGTTCCCAAGCGATTTCAGCACCGTCTTGAGTGGCGCCGATATCAGATACCGTGCCAACAGTGTTACCAATCGAAAGGATGCCTTCACCAGTGATAATGTTCGAAAATGTTACTGCCATTTTTTTCCTCCTATTCCAAAATAAATAGCTTTTTACCTTTTTTAGTTTTTCTCTTAGCAATTCTCATTGCATGATCAAACTCAACTTCATCTGAGCGATTTCCAATCCCTAAGGATTTTTGCCACTCAAATTCATAGACCTTATTTTTAAATCTTACTACCTTGCCAGAGCCTTTACCAATATAAGTTATTGCTCTATACATAGGATATCCTCACATTTCTTATAAAGCAATCAAAGTTCAACAAAGCCAACTTCGAAAGATCTTACTATACTGGCAAAGCCATCCCTCTCAAGAGGGGCGAACATATCGCCACTAGCCATCCTGCACCAGCAAAGCCTATACGTAGGATTTGTCATATCAATCTTGATGGTTGATATTAGATCTCCAACGTGAAGGAAATCTTCAATATCCTTAGCTATATCTCTAGCCCTAGACAAATCTGTATCATATACATAATATGTCAAGACAGAATCTCTGAGCCAGTACTGCTCTGAGTTCCTTGTGGCAACAGACTCTTCCCAAGTGATAAAGGGAGCAGGAGAATCTCCATACCCAGTTAACGGGGTTATCTCTATATCACGATATCCCTGAGATACAAGATAGGCTGTCAATACAGGATTAATGTCTACGGCAATCATCTCATCACCTTCATAACCATTCGTACCTCCGCCAAAGATTTCCTTACGGCACCATCAATCTTTTGCTTCATAGAGTCCGTTCCGGGATGACTCACATTTCTAGCAAATCTACTATTACCAATAGGCATTGGCTCTGAAGATGAAATACTATGCCTCTTTGTGCCCCAATAAATATAAGAGCCAACAGCATCCTTAGGCTTCAAAACAACCTTCATATAGCCAACGCCCGGCTCAATTTTCACGATAAAATGCTTGCTTTTATCGCCAATCGCTTGAGAAAGATTTCTTCTTATAGCAGCATAAAGCACAAAAGTAATCTGAACATTCCTGACTTTATACTTTCGCTCTGAGGCGATGATCTTCTCCGAAGCTCTTTCTATCGCTTTGATATTCTCCACACTCATGGTTCGATCACGCTCTTCAATTTAACCTGCAAATGCTGAAGATGGCCTGTGAAGGAGATATGCTTGTCAATCTGGATTACCTGCATCCATTTAGGCTCAATAATTTCTTCCCCGACAATTACCCGCAAATCCTTAAATCTTGTTGAATAATTGACATCGGCGTCATGAGGGAAGTAGACAGTAAAATAATCAGCTTCCTCCACCGAAGGAGTGATGCGAATAGCAGTACTTGAACCAGAAGGAACATAGGAACATCTCTGACCATTTACAGAAATATTCCACCCTGCCTTATTCTGACCCATATCGTTCTTAGTTGTAATTTTAGTATAAAGATCTACCTTGTGGGCAAACCTTATATAAGATCGCTCAGGTGACATAATCCATCGTCCAAACCACAAAGTCCATAAGCAATGTATCGACATCGATATTCCCAGTCGAATTGAAGATTGACGTATCAAACTCAATTCTATGAGAATCTTGCTCTATTCGTTTAATTCCATAGCGACGATTTTCTCTCTTGACATCATTGAGCAAATCAGAAATAAGAAGAGAGCAGGCCTGCTGGATCTCCCAAGGGACACTCAGCCAACCCCAGTCTCCAGTTACATATACAGTAGAGTTCTTGGGGAAAACTTTTGCCCTAATGTCTTCCGTGTTAGATTCCTCAATACTTGGAGCCGGATAGATGGTTTTCAAATAATACTTTGATCTAAAATCAACTCGGACAGCAGTTGTATAATCTGTATCATCCACAAGAACGCTAGTGAAAGAGTTAAGGCGGGAACCAAGATAGAGTACTGATCTATCATTTCCATCATACTTATAAGTCTTGTTTTTTATAAACTGAAAATCCTGGCCTGTATAAGTATCAATAATGCGCCTAGCTACCTTCTCAACTGAAGCAAATCTAGAGGTATACTGGGGGAGATCGTATTCAGGAAATTCAGAGAAAAAGCTTTCGCTGGATACATAGGTATCCTCAATCTTGAACTCTGTGTAAGCGTAAAAAGGGGTTGTAGAAATATTACAAGACCATTTGATTCTATAAACTCCAGCAGCTCCCATGAGATCGTCGGCAATTGTGATCGAATAATTGTTTCCGCTAACCAGCGTAGGAGCTGTTGCAGCAACAACAGTGTCTCCTAAGTCATAATATACGGTGGCAGTAGCGGTGCCTGCGTCTGGGGCGCTTGGATATGTGAAGCTCTCTGTTACAGCATTGTAAGGAGAATAAGTGTTCATATGAAAAGTATAACACCATCACGTTTTTTAACCAAGCGAATAGAACTCTTCAACCTGCTCTTTATTTGCATATGCAAAACGATAATCCATGCTACTAATTAACCTTGCAGCGTCAATAGGGTTCATCAGACGAAAAGGCTTATCTCTGGTAAACGAGACTTCCGGAGAAGAATACGAATAACCACTCTTCATGTAAACCATGACCTGTTCTTGATTAATTTTGGAAATAGGATCATTAGAATCTTCTACATGAAGATCAGAAACTTCAACTTTCTTCACAATCTTCCTTGCTGGCTTACTAGCGACAGTGCTCTCAGACTCCTCTGATTGCCCCGTATTTTCCTCTGTAAGCGATTTCTTTGCAGGGGGCATACAATTCTCCTTAAAATGATAAATGCCGGGGATTTCTCCCCGGCATAATCATATCACAAATTGTGACTAACTACTATGAACGAACCTTGACGTTGCGAACGTGAACGTAAGCAGCGGCATTTTCGATCTGACAAGCAACCCGAATGAACTGAGTGTACTCAATAGCATCCTTCTTGGGCTTAAACTCACGATAGACAACAATGTCACGCTGCATACCGACGATGCGGTTCTGCGGGAACGTAAGTTCAACAACACCATGCTGACCAGTAGCAGCGGTGTATGAGCCAGTCTCAGTCTCCTCGTAAAGAGGAATCTCAAGAAGCGGGATACCGAATGGACGAATGCCAGCGACATAAGCCGTACCAGCACCGCCACCCTGACCTCCACCAAGGCCCTGATTGACGATAGCATCGCCAAGAACAGAACCAGCAGAAGGGCCACCATTAGCGGCAACATCAAGAGTAAGACTGTGAATATAATCCTGAAGCAACGAGCTTGACGTTGAGAACGCAAGCTGTGACCGACGCTGCAGGTACTTATTGGGCATATCACGAAGCGCTGCATCAAATACTGCGCGAGTGAGGTTTGCACCAGCGGCGTCTACAACAACGCCATTGGCTCTAGCAAGCTTACGGAAGCCATTAAGAGCCTTAATCAACGGAAGGCCAGTCTCCGAGGTATCACCGTGAATCAAAAGATCCTCAAGATCATTTGCAGTCTGGCGGGCCATAAGCGATGCTACATGGTCTTCCAGAGAGTCACCTTCAATATTGTCTTCCAGACCCTCAGTGGTAAGCTCCCAATCAAGGCGAAGCTTAACGGTGGTCATAGAAATCTTCGTGAAAGTGGGATCAGCATTGCTGCCATCATCCGTACCTTCAGTAGCCTTGCGCATAATGCGCTGGCCGATATCAACCTTATCAATGTCGATGGTTGGCTCGTTCATACGAACGATGCGAGCCGTCTTCATAAGGACAGATTGATCGAAAACAAAATCGATAAAACGATTTGCCTGCTTTGCATTCAGAATACCGCCTGAACCGGCGCCAATCTGAGTAGTATTAATTACCTTTTCTAATAAATCTTTGCTGCTCATTATTCACCTCCTAGTTATGAATCGTAGCCTAAAACTTTAGCAACTGCGACGGGAACAAAAATTCCGCCCCAGAAACCTTCAGAATCGGCGCTCTTTTCGAGAACCTCTTCTTCAACAACATCAGCTTCTACATCAGCTGACTTCTTCTCTGCACCTGAGTTAGCAACCTTTTCAAGATCGCTTGAGATTTCCTCGGCTGATTCCTTTACCTCAGAAACGGACTTTTCGATGGACTCGATCTTCCCGTCAACCTCTGCTGTAATTTCTGCCTTTACCTTCTCAAGCTTCTCGTCAAGGAGATTGCTCAGGCCTTCAAGTACCTTTTCAAAATCCATTTCTTCTCCTTCATCAACCGAATCAACTGATTCAGACTTTTCTACAACGTCAGTTGCAGCCTCTTCTGTACCAGCATCTTCAGACTTTCCTACCATATCTTCGCCGGATGACTTCATTTCTTCATCCATGCCCATATGGCCAGCTTTTTCTTCAACAGCGCCGACATCGACCATGTTGAGAACAACCTGCGGAGGATTTGCCATAGAACCATCAGTGACAACTCTAAAGTTGCCATTAGCAGTATTTACTTCGATAGTCTGAGCCTTTTCAATTGACTCTTGCTTACCAAAAATAAATTCTCCCATCTTCGACAGGATGCTCTGCTTTTGTGTTTCCGTTAAATCTTCCGACATAGTATTTACATTATCATTAATTTCATTTTCTTGCAAATTCATAGAATCTGTGCCTCCTTTCTCTATGATGTCTTCCAAATAATTGGAGTTATCTCTCTTCAGAATTGCAGGCAACTCACGATCAGGTCCATTAACCTGACGCCAAGCTGCACGAACTTTTGCTTTAACAGAAGCAAGATCCTCTGCGGGAATCTGAACTCTATTTCCCCGAAAACCGGAAGGGCTTAAAGCCGAAACGGCGCGGGAAACTTGTGCAACAGTCTCTTTTTCATCAAGACTGTCCCAAAGACGCAGCTTCCATGTAGAAGGCGACTCAGGATCTGGAACATAGGCGAAAGCGGCGGCAGGAAAATCTTCTCCATCTTCGCGCTTAGTAGTAGCCTTATTCATTTCTTTGAAACTTTCAACTTCAGCGAGTCTGCTATTAGCCTCTCGCTCAGAAGGATAACAACCAAAGCTCCTAGAGCCATCTTCAGACATGACGCAGAACTCTCCGTCACGCTCAACCACAACTTTTCCAATAATAAAATCTAATTCATTGCCTTGAGCGGGATTTTTAATGCCACCGCCACCCTCACCAATTTGAGCAGTGTCAACAGACTTATCAAGATCAGCAATTGCTCTTACAGTCGAAGACTTATGGCCAACAAAAGTATCGGTAGCAGCCCATCCTTCAGAGCCCTCCCTCCAAATCTGGATCAAAAGAGCAGGATCTTCCGAAGTTCCCGCTACACTAAAGTCTGAATTCGGAACGTCGATCTCTCCGCTTCTCTCAACTCGCACAACCTTGCCCCGCGCAGTTCCGCCAGAAGAATTCCAAGAAACAAAATCTCCGCGCTTCGCTGCAGCCTTAGTAGTCTCCGAGATCATCTCAGAAGGCCCATCGACAGTCATTCCTTCGACATCAGTACCGACAGCCTTTTCCATAGCCTTAATTCTATTAGTGATGGCGCGCGCCCAAGTCTGACCGGGATCTCCGCCCCACAAAGCCCAAGCGATCCGTCCGGCGCTAGGATAACCATCTCCCGGAGTGAAGCCCTTGCCCTGCTTATCAACTTCATGGCGGGAAAAGAATGAGTGCATTCTGCGAACAGTTGAGATACTAAGTCTATCTTTATTCATAATATCTCTAGCTCTAGCAACACCTACAGCAGTTCCGCCACGATTAAATTCTCTTCTCCACTCAAGACCACGACGAGCCTCTGCGGCCATAGCGTCAGTGGGGACAGTATTAATATCGGAAAGAGCTTTCGTCATAATATCTTCATAATAAGATATAAACTTATTTATTTGCACACTATCAAATGTCTCTGTCCGACCAATGATAACCATTTCCTCAGAGCAAGCAGGGCAAGCGCTATCTGCGCCAACAGAAGCGTACTTGTCATCTTCACAATAAAAAACATCTTGAAGATTTTCGCCAACATACTCAAGTTGGCCATCAACACTCTTGATCATAGCGAACATTCCAGCAGGATTACATGGATTATCAACAACACTAAGCTCACCAAGAGTATAACGAACAATTTCATTAATATTCCGCCCAAGTTTTTCCATAAACCTAGTCTTCCTATCCTGAACCATGCCACCGATAGAAAAGCCACGAAGTGTTCCATCAAGGATCTTCTGCCAAGTATTCTCGGCACCCTTAGAGATATAAACGGAAACTTCGATGCCACGATACATTTGGCCGTTATGTTCAACCGGAACTGACTTCCAATCAACAAGCTTTCCAACTGCGATAGGAGAGTGCATTTCTCGAATGTTCCCCACCCAATTAGAGAAAGCCTCAACTGAGGCGTCAAAGTTAACAATATCATCTGCAAGATCCACGTTATCGGCTGTAGCAATACCAGTTACGATTCGCTGCTCTTGATTAATTTTTTGAAACGGGAAAGTAAAATTTAAGTCCGCTGAGTGCATCGTCATGCCTCCAATCTTGTAATTGTATATCAGATACTACATAAAGTCAATTTTAGAAGTCTACATTGAAAGCGATGAAAGCTCCTGATGTATTTCTAAACAGAGGAATAGAAGGTCTCCCTACTGACCCGCCAGTAAAAGTCCCATCAAAGCCAATCTGAGTATTTCCAGCTATATGATAAATATTTGTTATAGTAAGGGCATACGGGCCACCACCATCATAAACATCTATACTACTACTTGATACATCAGCAGAAACAACTGCTCTTCTTGGAGGAACAGGGACTTGCCAACCATTACGGTTAGCATTACCTGATACAGCGACTACACCCGGAATTCCAAAATGCTCATAACTGCTCCCCGTAGTACCATTTTGGCGATAATAATATCTTTGACACATTGCAAGCTCTAGCTGAAGAGGACGCTCCTCAAATGAAGATGCATACGATCCTTCTTCTACCTGAACACCCCAGAAATCAAAAGTATTGTTTTGAATGCCAATCGTTCCGTCTGAACCATTAGATACAATCAATGATAAAGCAGTATATGAAGTATTTGCAGTAGTTCCGATTGTCTTCCCGGAAATTGATGGAATTGCAAGTGTTACAGTAAAACGCTGCCAGCTTGTTGATAAGATACTTCCATAGCTCACTGAGGTGTAAGTGGAAGCACTAGGGCTCCCGCCAGATCCATAATTCTGCTCAAACTGAACTGCAACTCTCGGAGTACTGGAGCCAGACTTGGCCCAAAAAGAAACAGTTACAGTCTTTCCGGCAAGAAGTCGAACATCCTCAATGCCCTGAACCACAATGGCATTATTCGTAGAGGATTGACCGCTTGTGACAATTCTCAAAAATCTTTGCGGCTGATGATCAGAAGAAGGACCAGATCCAACCGTAAAGTTTTGCGGAGTCATGGTGACTGTGCCACCAACATTGCTCTGTTTCCAGCGATCAAATCCATATGTGCCAGATGCCGTCGAAGATGTCCATCCGCGTTGATTAATGCGAAAATCTCCGTTCATTAAAAAGTTTTTAAACCCAGCATAATTATTAGACCAAACAGTGTCATAATTTGTGGCACTGTTTTTAACAATAATCTGTCCTTGTGTTCCACTTACTGGAACTCCGGCACCTTGTGGGCCTTGAGTTCCTTGCGGGCCTTGAGGGCCTTGAGTTCCCTGCGGGCCTTGCGGGCCCTGCGGGCCTTGAACAGTTGATTGAGGGCCTTGTGGACCTTGCGGGCCTTGCGGGCCATCTGATCCATTAAGGCCAGCAGCGCCTTGCGGCCCCATCGGACCAACATCGCCCTGCGGGCCTTGAGCGCCTTGCGGGCCAGTAGCGCCCTGCGGGCCTTGCGGACCTTGGGTTCCTTGAGGTCCTTGAACAGTAGATTGAGGTCCTTGATCTCCTTGAGGACCTTGAGGACCTTGAGGACCTTGAGGACCCTGTGCTCCCTGAGGACCTTGAGGCCCCTGCGATCCCTGATCACCTTGCGGCCCCGGAACACCTTGAAATCCCTGAGATCCTTCTGGTCCTTGAGGCCCCTGAGAGCCTTGCGCTCCAATTGAACCCTGCGCTCCCTGAGGACCTTGCGGACCTTGAGAGCCTTGATCGCCTTGAGGACCGGGCGGGCCTACAACTCCTTGCTCTCCCTGATAGCCTTGAATACCAAAAGGTCCTTGAGGACCCTGAGGTCCTTGAGGACCGGGAGCAAATGAGTCGGCCCCCTGAGCGCCTTGCGAGCCTTGAGGGCCTTGAGGACCAGTGGCACCTTGAGCGCCTTGAGCGCCAGTAGCGCCTTGAAATCCGGGTGGACCCATATCTCCCTGATACCCTTGAGACCCCTGATATCCCTGAGGCCCCTGAGCGCCTTGAGGCCCTTGGAATCCTTGAGGGCCTTGCTCTCCAGCAATTCCCGCTGGGCCCTGAGCGCCCTGAGGCCCCTGCGACCCAGTAGCGCCAGTTGCACCTTGCGATCCTTGCGGACCTACAGGACCTTCTATAAATGATGGAGCGCCCTGCGGGCCTTGATCACCCTGCGGGCCCTGAGGACCCTGAAACCCTTGAGCGCCTCTGGGAAGAGTAAAGTCTAAAATAGCAGCAGTCGAAGTTCCGCTATTAACTACAACGGCAGAAGAACCGGGAGATCCAGTCGTAGTAGTCCCAATAGAAACAGTAGCAGATCCGTCACCAATAGGTCCCTGCGGACCCTGCGGACCAACCATGCCAATAGAAGCCTCAGAAGCAACAGCAGAAGGACTAACAGTAATCGCCTGAACCCCCCGATTAACAGTAACATTAGGGCCAGCAGCAGTGGGGGAAACACTAACTGTAGTATCAATACCACTTACAGTAATTTCGTTAGTGGTTTGATTAACCTCAGTCATTAGTAATAATACTCTCCACTAAAGTACGTCATCTGCTGTCTTACTTCAAATAAACCGCGAATAATTTTAATAATATTCCCGGCAGAACCAACTCCGGGGGATGTTCCAAGTCTAACTTCAAGATCATAATCATATATACCGGCTTCAACGCTTCCCATCAAAGATGACGGGATTGAAATATTAATTATTCCGGTAGCTGGAGTGAGAGTAATTGCCTGTGTTGATCCGATGTATTGAAGATCGTCAGAACTTATCCAGATAACAGGATCACTTCTGTAGGCCGCAGTCTTCAGAGTTGCGGGATACGACTTTCTAGCCATCATATGAGCAGAAGCGCCAGTGCCAAGATTAATCGCAGTCCCAGCAGAATTCTTGTAGACAATTTGGCGGATAAAGGTTGTTCCTTGATCCCCCACAATATTATAAATACCTACATCAGAAACGTCATTAACAATAGTAGTCATTTTTTACCTCACTACCAATGATAACAATCATCTCCTTAAAACTCAAGTTAAGTCTTGATAATATAGTTGATCAAGATATATGGCTGCATATTATTATGTGACCCGCCGCCGCCAGTATTATTGGCATTTGTGATACTTACAGTAGTAGATCCTGTCGGGCCACTTGTTGTTCCGTATGCTCTTGTATAGTGATTAAAGGTAAGAGGGCCAAAAGCGCCGTTGTAAATAGTTAATCCTGTAGCAACATAGTTAGTAGTAGAAACAGGGCCTCTACTGTTTGGCCTAGGGGTTCCTGACTCGTACCCGATTGTTCCAGCGTCATTATTGACAGCGCCGATTGCAGTGGCAAGATTTCCTTCAGTGTGCGTATGCGAAGTTGAGGCAACTGTGTTGCTTCCGAGGGTATTTGCGTGGCTATGCGCCGGAATTTCAGAAGAAGTTAGCGTATGAGTTTCAGCTCCACCTGATCCGCCGAGAGTATTTGCAACAGAAAGTCGTGCAGCGTCTGTTCCGCCCATGTTATCTAAGCCGACAGGAACACGTCCACGAAGATCGGGCAGGTTGAATGTGGTTGATCCATTGCCTACGCCGTAAGTCGTAGAAGTTACTGCAAACAGGTCGGCATAGGTGCTTCTTGATACCGCAGAGCCATCACATAAAAGCCACCCAGATGGCGCAGAAGATCCGGCATAAGCTATAAGAGATCCAGTCGGACCCGTTGATCCAGTAGAGCCTTGAGATCCTTGCGGGCCTTGTGGGCCTTGAACACCTTGGGAGCCAACAGCTCCTTGAGCGCCAGTAGCGCCTTGCGGACCTTGAGAACCTTGCGGGCCAGTAGCGCCTTGCGGACCTTGCGCTCCATCTGATCCATTAAGGCCAGCAGCACCTTGCGGCCCCATCGGGCCAACATCGCCCTGCGATCCTTGCGGGCCTTGACTGCCTTGTGAGCCAGTAGCGCCTTGCGGGCCTTGACTGCCTTGCGGGCCTTGATCGCCTTGCGGGCCAATCGGGCCCTGCGGGCCTTGACTGCCTTGTGAGCCAGTAGCGCCTTGCGGGCCTTGACTGCCTTGCGGGCCTTGATCGCCTTGCGGGCCTTGATCGCCTTGCGGGCCTTGATCGCCTTGCGGGCCTTGACTGCCTTGCGGGCCTTGATCGCCTTGCGGGCCTTGATCGCCTTGCGGGCCAATCGGGCCCTGCGGGCCTTGATCGCCTTGCGGGCCAATCGGGCCCTGCGGGCCTTGACTGCCTTGTGAGCCAGTAGCGCCTTGCGGGCCTTGACTGCCTTGCGGGCCTTGATCGCCTTGCGGGCCAATCGGGCCCTGCGGGCCTTGACTGCCTTGTGAGCCAGTAGCGCCTTGCGGGCCAATCGGGCCCTGCGGGCCTTGACTGCCTTGTGAGCCAGTAGCGCCTTGCGGGCCTTGACTGCCTTGTGAGCCAGTAGAACCTTGTGGGCCTTGAGCACCTTGCGATCCGGTAGCTCCTTGAGGGCCTTGATCGCCTTGTGGGCCTTGAACAGTAGACTGAGCACCCTGCGGACCTTGCGGCCCTTGACTGCCCTGAACACCAGCAGGACCCTGAGGTCCTTGATATCCTTGAGGACCAACCTGAGTATAAAGAACCTGAGTAGCAGTTAAAATAATCGACGGAACTGCTGGGCTGACGGGAGAAGTACCAGCGGGAAGAGACTCAACCTTTAGTTCAGTACTAGTTCCGCTCCAATAAACCTGAACAGCATCACCATCAGAAGCTTCGGCAACATAATTGATAGTTATGACTTGACGATTCGGTTCGGATGAACTTTTCCTAGGTTGTAGATCCATTTCTGTAGCAGAATCTGGATAATCCGATCCATTCAACTTGAGCCAAAAGATTGACTTCTCAACAGAGTTTGCATAGTTAGTTACCTGTATAGAGAACGTAAGACTGTAGACGCCGGCATAAGCGAAGGTGATCTCATCGCCACTCTCAACGGTGACACCATTTCCATCAGCAGTTGATCCAATAGAAACAACTTGGGCAACAGTTGTAGAAACTAATGGCTGATCCGTCATGTCATAGAAAGAACCCCAATACCCCAACGCCCCGCCCGCTCCTTGCGTTCCGGTTGCACCTTGTGGACCTTGAGGACCTTGAGGACCTTGAGCGCCTTGTACTCCTTGAGGACCTGCTACAGTAGACTGTGGTCCTTGAGGACCTTGTGTTCCTTGTGGGCCAGTTGGGCCAGTAGAACCAGTAGAGCCTTGTGGGCCTTGATCGCCTTGCGGGCCAGTATCGCCAGTCAGGCCAGTAGAGCCTTGAAAACCTTGTGGGCCAGTTGGGCCAGTAGAACCAGTAGAGCCTTGTGGGCCTTGATCGCCTTGCGGGCCAGTCGGGCCTTGAAAACCTTGCTGGCCAGTATCGCCTTGCGGGCCTTGAAAACCTTGGGGGCCAGTTGGGCCAGTAGAACCAGTAGAGCCTTGTGGGCCTTGATCGCCTTGCGGGCCAGTCGGGCCTTGAACACCTTGCGGGCCAGTATCGCCAGTAGCGCCTTGCGGGCCTTGAAAACCTTGAGGGCCAGTATTGCCAGTAGCGCCTTGCGGGCCTTGAAAACCTTGAGCTCCTTGACTACCATTAGGTCCTTGAGGTCCTTGAACACCTTGATCACCACCAATGCCCTGAGGACCTTGGCTACCCTGAGGCCCGGAAGGACCTTGACTTCCTTGTGAGCCAACAGGTCCTTGTGGGCCTTGATCTCCTTGCTCTCCAGATGAACCTTGACTACCTTGAGGACCAACGGAACCCTGAGAACCTTGTGGCCCCTGAGGACCCTGACTTCCCTGAGCACCAGTAGATCCAGATGCGCCCTGTGGCCCCTGAGAACCTTGTGCCCCAACATTACCCTGAGGCCCCTGATTACCTTGAGGGCCAATCGGGCCTTGATCACCTTGAGCGCCAGTGGAGCCGACAGCACCTTGTGGCCCTTGAGGGCCTTGCGAACCTTGGACTCCGGCAGGACCTTGACTTCCTTGTGAACCAACAGGCCCTTGATCTCCCTGTGGACCAACAGAGCCTTGTGACCCCTGAGGACCTTGAGATCCTTGAGCGCCCGTCGCACCCTGAGAGCCTTGTGGGCCTTGCGAACCTTGGGCACCAGTAGATCCTTGCGCTCCAACAACACCTTGAGGGCCCTGATCGCCCTGAGGACCATTGGCACCCTGCGCTCCTTCAGGACCCTGTGTTCCTTGAACGCCAGCAGGACCTTGGGGACCTTGACTTCCTTGTGATCCCGTTGAACCTTGAGATCCCTGAGGACCAGCGGGTCCTTGAGCACCATTTGCGCCCTGAAATCCTTGACTGCCCTGAGATCCCTCAGGTCCTTGAGGACCTTGCGATCCAGCGACACCTTGAGAACCCTGAGGTCCCTGAGTCCCTTGAACGCCAGCACTTCCCTGAGGGCCCTGAGTTCCTTGCGAGCCAGTTGCCCCTTGAGATCCTTGAGAACCTTGCGGCCCCTGAACGCCTTGAGGTCCGGGAACAGTGGATTCCGCTCCTGTAGAACCTTGAGGGCCTTGATTGCCTTGAGGGCCTTGAGGGCCTTGAGGGCCTTGAGGGCCTTGACTACCTTGCGCTCCAGTAAGACCAGTTGCTCCAATAGGACCCTGTGTACCTTGAGGACCTTGATCTCCTATGACACCTTGAGATCCAGTAGCACCTTGGGAACCAGTTGATCCTTGAGGTCCCTGTGGACCTTGAGAACCTTGAGCGCCAGTTGAACCTTGCGCTCCCGTCGCCCCCTGAGCTCCAGTTGCACCCTGAGGACCTTGAGGACCTTGAGGGCCCTGAATTCCCTGAGAGCCTTGTGGGCCTTGAGGGCCTGCTACAGTAGAGGCTGCACCAGTTGATCCTTGTGCGCCTTGAGGCCCCTGAGGGCCTTGAGTTCCTTGTGGACCCTGAACAGTTGATTGTGCTCCCTGAGGACCTTGATCTCCTTGTGGACCCTGAAAACCTTGAGGCCCAGTTGCACCTGTTGCACCTTGTGAGCCCTTTGGTCCTTGAGCACCCTGAGGGCCTTCATTGCCCTGAGCCCCCGTCGCCCCAATAGCGCCTTGAGGACCCTGACTTCCTTGAATACCTGTAGCGCCAATTGCTCCTTGCGGACCTTGAGCGCCTTGCGCTCCAGTCACACCAGTAGAGCCCTGAGAGCCAGTAGCGCCTTGCGAACCAGTAGCACCCTGAGTTCCTTGAGGTCCTTGAGATCCCTGTGCTCCTTGCGGGCCTTGACTTCCTTGAGCGCCAGTCAGACCAATTGAACCAGTAGCACCCTGAGAACCCTGCGGACCTTGCGTTCCTTGAGGCCCCTGAGAACCTTGTGCTCCAGTCGCCCCGGTAGCGCCAGTTGCACCTTGAACACCAGTCGAACCTTGCGATCCTTGCGGGCCTTGAGATCCCTGAGCGCCTTGCGGGCCTTGAGGACCTTGTGTACCCTGTGGACCACCAAAAGGTCCTTGAGGACCTTGCGGCCCCTGAGCACCATCGGACCCAACAAATCCACCGGGTCCTTGAGGCCCCTGAACACCTTGAGGCCCCATAGGACCAGAAACTCCTGAAGCAATAATGTCAACAGAATCTTTTTTAAGGACAACTTCTTCAGAAGGTCTGATAATTACATCATCAGTATCAACCCGCAAAATCGCAACATCAATATTCTGTTGCAAAAAAACTGTGTCGGGCTCAACTTTCTGAAGAACAACACCGTCACCACTAGGGCGAAGAACAAGAGATTCAACTACCCTAAGTGTGACGTTATCGCTCATCTAGTTACATCTCTAGAGATCACAGCTTCGCCCGCCATCAAAGTTGTGATCACCCCTCCATTATTCTCCTGAAGATCCCATACGGCATTTGCTGGCGAAAGAGCCGTTGTAGTTGCTGACGACAAGGTGCAAGCGAACTTCCCTTGAGCAGCATTTACTACTGAACAAGTAAATGAAGCAAGTGCAGAATCAGAACTTGCCTTCTCTCTAACCTGCGCTGAATAGGTTCTTCCAGTGATGTTGATAGCAACACCATCGGCATCTTGAAGCGTAACAGATACCGTCTCAGTATCGCCAATTCTAATTGATAATGGATAATTCGCTGGTGCTGCCATTCTATCTCCTATTCCACAAAGACAGATCCCTTAACAGAACCTGATACCACATCGACATATATTCCAGTGTTGCAAAGAATTCCTTCGTTAGAAAACATCGCAGTCTCATTCTGGGGGATCTCAATATTGAAAACAATTGTCCCAGAGCTACTTGTTCCGTCGTAAATATTTACTACAGAAGCTGCTGATGCTCCAATTGAAAATCCTTTAATTTTAGATGGAATCGATCTAATTAATTTATCTGCTGTAAAAGCTACATATTGCATTTTCTTCTCCTTTATACAGGCGGATTGGAGTCTTGATTGGCTCCCCGCTCTGCCCTTCCTGTTGTTTGATCTGCAGGTGATGATTCACCAGCAGCACTATCTTGGCCCGACTTGGGCGGACTTGCAGATTGAGCATTAGTATTGCCAACCGGAGCTCCGCCATTGTCTGGCATTGGATCTCCAGTCTGCTCTGCTACGCCCATCTCGAAATCTTGCTTTTCCTTCGTAAGCCTACTTGGATAAGGAAGGACGGCATCGCCAGATTCAAGGGCAGTCATGCCGATCTTGCCTCTGACCTCATTGGGCGTAATAACCTCTGTACGAAGATAACGATCCCAAATTCTTGAACGCAGATCCTCATCAATTACATCGATTTCTGCAAACTTAAGTTGCTTCTTATCGCTGAACTCTCTTACAATTCTGTTGAGCTTCTTCTCGATAACTTTTTGATCAGGTCCAACAACTTGATTCTTAAAAGTCTTGTCAGCATCTCTAGAGACAGCTAAGTTTGCATTATCATAAATACCAATCTTCGGCGCTGGCACTCTGTTCGCAACTGTGATCTCATCTCTATTTGACTTACGATACTTATCGAAAGAAGCTTCCTGAACATTGTTCTCAAGCTTTTCAAACTTAATATCTACATCCCGGCCAAGAGTGGCGGGAAGCGGAACGAAAAGAGTTCCGTGATTGTTGCCCTTGATTTCATTCTTGAAATAATTAACAACTTCTTGCTTTGACTTCTGAGAAAGATTGGCACCTTTCAGGATAATTGCGTAACGGGGAATGCTCTTGTTTTCAAAATAATCAATGTTATATTCTTTAGCAAACTTATCTCCGACAATAGAGCTAATCGCTGATACAGCGGATGGAACACCATAGTAGGTGTTCGTTGGAGTGTATTGCTTAAAGTGAATTATTTCATTAGGATTCTTATCATCGTTTATCTGATCTGGCGTATCCAAATCTTGGAAGTTTCTGAAGAAAGTAAACTTCAGTCCAGCCTTTTGAACAAAGCCATCTCTAGCTCTACGAACTCTTACATATGCGCCTGGAATATGACCAATATAACCAATGCTTCCATTTCTATTTCTACCAATTTCAAGATAACCATTACCAATGGTTAAATAGTCAATCCAAACTTTTATAAGAGTTTCGATGAAATCTTCGTCAATATTAAGATCATCGAAGATAGATTCAAGTCGCTCTTCTTCTTTCTGGAGCTCGTCGCGAAGTCTGGAGAGTGATTCACCCTCTTTGGTAGTGGCTCTTTCGATTCTTTTATTGCTCTTCGACGTGTTTTCCCAGACGTATCCCAAGGCAACAGTATTCATTGTTCTAGCCAAGATAGTTGCATTATGGATAGCATTCTCTTCAAACAAAGAAGCCAACACCTCAAGATTGTATGGAGGTTCGACAAGATCGAACATTCCATACCCGTTGACAACCTCTGGATCTACGAAATCAGACTCAGCTCCGCTAGCGCCTGTTTGATATCTTTTCTTGATTTTGTAAAATTTATTCTTTACGCGCTTCGACTGGTTGGATACATCAATCTTCTTCTTGAAGATGTCTTTATCCTCAACAACTTTTCTAGTAAAATCGGCGGTGTACGAACTAGTAATATCATCGATCTCAATAGTACTGGTATTCTCTTCAGCTAAAGCTGCAGTAATCCTTCTCATATCATCCCTTTTCGGGCCAATTGCTTCACCGAATCAACTGGATCGGGAATATAGCCATCGATAAATCTTTCCGTATGATCATCAGCTTCGTTGTCAGTGATCTTTCTGCTACCGGGAATCCACATCGGCTCACCATCTAAGGCGAGCATTCCAACGTATCCAACAGCAGCATCTCTCATCTTCGATTCAATGATAGGAGAATTGAGATCACCTTCAAGTGATAAGAATCTCCCATCTCCGTCGCCAATAAGAGTGCCGTCAGGCATCTCCCAGAGACAAACGCCCCGAAGATCTTCTACAACGAAGTCTATTTTTTTAAGCTTTTTACTCATTTGATAATATTATCACAGACATGGACTTAATAAGCAATAAGTAGATCCAAAATACTTCAAAAATGACAAAAACCGCTCCCAAAAGGAGCGGTTTTCATCAAAAAGCGTAAATTAAATTTCGCAAGTATCGTTGCTGCAGAACTTTTCGCCTTCAGCATCAAGTGATTTACCGGAATAAAGCGACTTCCATTTCACTTTCTTAATACCAGACACTGAATTACCCCAAGTATCAAGATCGATGCGCTCATACGGCATCTGAGCATAGGCTCCTCCGACCTCAAGGATAGGAAGCATAGACACAGATTTCAACTGACCATCAATTGATCTGAGCAGAGGACCAATTTGATCCTTCTCATCTTCCTTAAATGTCACCGTCACAGAAACCTGATTATCTGCCCAATAGCGTTGAGCAAGAATTGCGAGAGCAGTCTTCTCCCACATACTAACTTCCCGCTCAGTTCTCACATCAGGACCCTTTGTGGGAAGCTCAACTACTACGCTGTGCGTTGGGTCCATAACATCAGGCTCAGTATGGTAACCAGCTTCAGCGAGAGCCTCTACAAGAGGATCATTAGACGCAAGCCTCATACGGCGGATATAGACATCAGCAGTAGGCCAATGAACACCGGGAGTCACTCCGAAGAGCAGAGACACTGTTCCCGAAGGCTTCACTGAGGTTGTCTTGATAGACTGACGACATCCCAGCCACTCTGAATAAGAGTTATCAAGATGCTGAATATATTCATATCCAGAGTTGAGCCAAGTACGAAGTTCTGTCCACCCATTAACTTCAGCAAAATGCGCCAACCCAGATACCGAACATCCAATTCTGCGATTGCGTTGCATAATGGCATTCGTCTCAGGCCAATGAGTCGGAAGAAGTGTTACAGACTTAGCGTAAAGATATGAAACCTTAAGCGTCTTGCCAAAATCTTCAAGAGAATCGTGGCGAGAAATAAAGTTCTCAACAAGAGTGCAGCATTCTCCAGATTCAAGAGTTTGCTCTGAGCATGGATTGGTTCCAGCAGCACGCCAATCTTTGTTGTTCGCTGGATCAACGAGGCGTCCGTATTCTCTGCAAAGATCAAGCCAGACAATGCCCGGCTCTCCATTGTTAGCAATACGATCTGCGATGTCATCGAAGTTATCGCCAACATTTGCGACGATAGAGTTATTAGAAGTATGGCCCCATCCATTAGCGCCCATGCGCTCAGGATTTACTTCCCAGTTTTTGAGGTTAAGGAATTCGGGATCATCAATTTCGCCAAGTGCAATCTCTGCTGACCGACGAACATTGCCAGCAACAACACACTTGCCAATCTTATTCTGAATATCAACAATGTCAGTCGAAGTAATCTTCTGACCCTCTCTGCCCTCAAACTGCTGCTTCAAAGTCTTATGAAGATCAATCAGAGGACCCGGACCAGCAGCGACTCCGCCGAATCCCTTGATAGGTTCTCCGGAAGGACGAATTTCGCTGTAGTCAAATTCGACTGTATTTCTACTAGCAAAGAAATAACTCTCAAGAAGAACTGATACTGATTCGTACCATCCTTCGCGAGAATCTGGAATAATAAAAGTCTTCACTTCGTCCAAAGGCTTATGGATCTCCAGCTTTCCCGCTCCCTTTGTATCAAACCCAACGCCAACGCCAAGCATTGACATCTCCATAAGGCGAACAAATGGCCACACTGCGTCATGTACGCTGCGAGAAGAAATGCTTTCAGTAGAAAGGAAAGAGCAGTTTTGCAAAGCAGCAGAGTTCTTCTGCGCATGAACAAATTCAGTTCCCATCATCCAAAGACCACGGCCCGGAGGAGTCCACTTGCCCACGAACAGGCGCTCATAAGCATCCTGAGCAGTCTTCTGCGCCTTCCTCTCATTCCAAGGAAGGCGACTTTCCTTACACCAATCCTTCTGGATCGTGAATGTTCCTTCGATCACACGTCGGCAAGTCTCAAACCACTTTTCCTTAGAACCGTCGCTCTTCCTACGAGAGTACTTAGTTAAATAAGTTAACTCCCCAAGAAAATTTCCAGCTCCAATAGGAAATCCCCAAGGAACCTCTCTCTTCTCATATCCGGAGATAAAATCATCGGACAACTTGAAGCTCAAAAATTCCTTACCACTCATAATTCCTCCTAAAGTTAGGGCTGCGGTTCATTGTAAAAGCGCTAGCCCCTGTAGTTCTTCGGCCCGAAGTAAGTCCTTCGGGCCCATATAGATCATACCATCCAAAGCATCGGTTGTTACCGAAAAATCATGCCATTTGCGTGATTTTTTCACCCAAAATGTCGATAACCTGAGCAGCGACGTGATACCACGTTTGAGTGTTGTGGATAAGTCTCGCTGACTCCAAAGTTTTCTCTTTGACTTCGTTATAATTGTCGTAAACATATCTCATCTTATCCCGAAGATCATCTGCATCAGGCTCAACCCAATCTCCAAGGTGAATGCCGACTCCCTTGGATGGCTTTGAATCAAGAGGGACAGACAATTCGGCAAAGTCTGCGCAGGCCGTCGCATTTGTTACAATAGTCGGAAGGCCCGTTGCTATCCCCTGAAAAGGAATCAACCCAAAGCCCTCTCCGTTAGTAGGATACACTAGGCAGTGAGATCTGTTGTACAGACGAACTAAATCTTCTACAGCAACTTGGTAGTTAATCGACACGATCTGGGGATGAGCTGCTGCGCTCTTAAAGTCAACGCCATTTTCATAGAATCGACATTCTGTGTCTTCATTTGATTTCAAAATCAACATTACATCGTCATTGCCATCAAATAAATCTAGAAATGCATCTACTACTCTCTGGCCACCTTTTCTTGCTGTTGGACCTCCGACATGAAAGAAGATGAACTTATCAGTTAAGTATCTATTTTCAATCTTCCACAATTCAGGATCAATGCCGTGAGGAACTTTGCGAATAATTTTATTAAGATTATTTTCCTCGAAGATATCTACACAATATTGAGATGGAGTCCAGATTTCCTGCATCTGAGGCATCGTTTCTCTCCAGCTATCTGGTACGACTGATGACTCCCAAGGAGTATACCCAACTCTATATTGATCTAAGTTTCCGCTATAAAATTCTGGCTGAATAAACGATATATGACACTTAGACTCGCGATTATCATAAGCAACTTTAACATCATGCTCCTGAAGGGCTTTGATTAACATAACTGCTGCGTAGCCGTAGCCCATTTTGTCGCCAATGCCGGGGGGACTAAACCAACCTACTTGCTTCATATACTCTCCAAAATCTTTTCGTCCAAAATTTGCTCACCTGTGTTGAAGTTAAATATTTTAACATTTTCCCAGAAAAGAGAGATACATACTTCTTTCGAAATACTATCTCTAACAGCTCTATTGCAGAACAAGCATCTTGACATAGCAAAAAACTCTTTATTAATCAAGAAAATAGTCAGACCATTTTCATGCATAATGGCAAATTTTCCACAGTCCTCACACATCATAGTGCAGATTGGATGTTCCATTTTTGGAGTATATCAGATTAAAATAAACCCTGCCATAGTCCTTCAATTTTGGCAACAGTCTTCGGCAAGCTTGATGGATTCTTGGTTGGGATACCAAGTCTTGAGTATACTGCTCTAGCATCAGGATCATTATCTACAGCCAATATGATATTGTCATCTTTCAATAACTCTGTTGCTTTATTTCTCTTATGCTCCATAGTATACTCATGATCTTTATATTTATCATTCATATAGAGCCTATTATATTTGACGCCATTTGACTTGAGAGCTCTTGTCGTTTTGGCTCTATCTTCTTCTGGTCTACCAGTCACCAGATAGATAGTATAGCTCTTTGACTTCTCATTAACCCAAGCAATAGTCTTATCAATGCCATTATTGCCACTGAGTAATGTTCCATCAATATCTACAATAATTCCAGCCATAAATGATTATATCATATTTGATATTTTCAGGCGTCCTTGGAGAGATTCGAACTCCCGACCTAATGGGTAGAAACCATCCGCTCTAATCCGCTGAGCTACAAGGACAAAATACTTTATCGATCCAACACTTTACTGTAAATGTGAGCACCACATTTAGGACAATCCCACTCACAACAACCACGCTGGCCAAGCTCGGAGCGCAGGCGCTCAATCTCATCTGCTGCTTGATGATGAAGCCAACAATCAGTATGACCATGATCTTCCTCAGGATTATCTCCTGTGTGTGGAAGCCCAGAGGGACAAGCACGATCTCTTAGTTGCTGAACAATATCCATTGCTTTCTCCTTTGAAAAGTGCGGGCGGTGGGATTCGAACCCACAATCCAAAAGGCGGGAAGTTTTAAGCCTCCTGTGTATACCATTTCCACCACGCCCGCTAAATTACTTCTTCCTCTTACGCTTATTCTCGTAAAAGCGAATCCAGTCTTCTTCAGTCATCTTTCTAGTAGACGCTTTAGACGGAGCAACCCGAAGGCGAGGCTTATGGATAGCTTTTCCTCCGCTAACCCAATATGTCTTTTTTCCCGTACTACCTTTAATGTGTCTCATAATAGTATCTTACTAATTTATTTAGTCTTACGTTTATTTTCGTAGAAACGAATCCAGTCTTGCTCAGTCATCTGTCTAGTAACTACCTCAGACTCTGGAATAACTAATCGGGGATTATGCGCCCGCATTTTTCTATCGTGGCCAACTGAGTAGCCCTTATTAGCGTTACCTTTTACAAATTTCATAATTTTAATCCATTACATAGTTAGTGATGGGAGTTTGTTCGGGATTCTCAATACCCCAATTCAGCACGCCATCTTGCCATATAAAATCGTCAATTTCAAAATCTAAAAATGTTTGATGAATTTTATCTTCATATGATCTGTGAATCAAAGCAACAAGATTTTGTATTTCAGCATTGCGCTTCTTTTGAGTATTGTTCTCATGATGATACTGAATATACCCGAAGCGACGAATATGAACCATAGGAGTTGAAAGCCAAGTTCTAACCAAAAGCTCATAATCATCAGCGACAAAGAGGCTCTTATTGTGTCCGCCAATTAACTTGTAGAAGGCTGCATTCCACGCCCTAGCATGATTAGGTACACCTACGATATGCCGGATAGTCTTGGAGTTAATATCTGGATAGTTAGACACTAGATAATCCCGTCCACGCCAAAACTCGGAGCGATAACTGCCGTATCCAAATCCCCAGCCATCAGGGTATGATGCATTTTCGTGTTCATCGCCAATCACTTCGGCGCAGTCTGTGTAGGCGAAGCCGGCGTCGGGGAATTTGGTGAAAGCCTCAACAATTGAAGAAACACACCAAGGAGTAAGTTCGTCATCATGATCAAGTTCTACAAGAATCTCCCCTTCAGCAAGCATAAAGGCATTGTGCTTAACCTCTCCGATTGATCCGGAGTGCTCAGCAAAAAATACTTTTATCCTAGGGTCTACAGAAGCAATCTGCTTGATTGAGTTGATAGTGTCTTCGCTATCGGAACCGTCATCATAGATGATCCACTCAATATTCTTGTACTCCTGACCAGCGACAGATCTATACGGCCAAAATATATTTTTTGTATTAAAAGTTGGGGTAATAATAGAAACTAATGGCTCAGTAAACTCTCTTGTATCATGGAAAAGAGAAGCAAAGCATCCTTCAATCAATGAAGCTATTTGCTCTGGAGTGACTGTGAAGTCATCAATATGAATCCACTTTTTTCTAATCCAAAGAGGTTGATCAGCCAATGATGGATGGTCTTCAAGAACTCCAAATGTAAGAATTACATTAGGTTTATTTTCAGACAAAGCCTTATTTACAAAATTATCACAAGGCTTGATATCGATAGAAAATCTTGAAAGCAGATCTGAGCTCAATGCCTCAATCTGCTGATCTGAAAAAACTAATACTTTTATTGAATCGGACATTTACATCTCCCATTAAGAGCGGGGGAGATAACCTCCCCCGCCAACACTGCCTTCACACGGATTTCGCGCTTCGTTCGGACTATGACATCATATCATTAAGACGGACAATCGCATCGGGAATTGCTGCAAGTCTGCAAAGACCTTCCGGCTCAACTGTCTGAACAACGATGTGACACATCCCATCGCCCTCATAGTGGGCGCAGTTCAAGCACTTAATGCCTCTAGAGGCCACATCATTTTCAGACGCTTCAACATAACCAACCCAAATACCCTTGCCATCATTATTTGCAAGCTTTCCATGACGCTCTACAATGTCCATCATAGCTTGAACAAATTCTTTTTCAGGCTGGGGCATCGAGGCCATAGTTTCATCAGCGAGCTTATCAATCCAACTATCTTCCATAATTACTCCATTCAGTTCGCCACGTTCGCAACGTGTAGATTATATCAGATTTCAGAAGCTCTGGTACGGAAGAATACCGGGATCTAAAATAAGATTTGACTTGCCCTTATCGATCTTCAAAACCCCGACTCTCGGACGACTCTTGTCGCCATCGGGATAGATATCAATTTCAGAAGACTCCGACTCCGGCAGTGCTTCCTTCGAAACTCTTAACTTCGGCATATTACCTCTTTCTATTGGACTGGCCATACATAGTCTAGATCATCAGATTCCTGCCAGCCAAACTGTGAATAAAAATCTGGATCTTTGCGAAGCAAGTTGCTTCTATGAGAAGAGTGAATTGAGTTATCCCCCATCCACTCTGGGTATGTTGATGGATACTCAATCTGGCCAAGGGCATCAAAAGTTTTCCACATACAAGTATCTTTATAACCTCTGCTAGTCCACTCTTGGCAGATAGCAATCTGATAAAGCATTAGATAATCCTCATGCCCTTTCCACATTTTCGTAGCTGGATGATTGATCCAACCCTTCCCGCGACTCAAGCCCGCTAAAGTTTGCATGATCTGTAAAGTCTCAACTCTTTGCTTACCAAGCCTCTGTCTATCAAGGCTCATAGCGCACAGAGCAAAGTCATCTGACGGGAGAAAAGTTTGCATATTATTAATCCATTTCTAAAGCTTTTGCAAAAGCTTTGTCCACAACTTCATCATTATAAAACTCTCCCTCAATATTATTCATAGCTTCGACTATGACTCTTGGGAGAACGACAACAACTAAGTCCTGCATCTCTTCCTTTGTAGGTTCTAAAGCTGACATATAAACTCCTTAGTCCGGCAGGGTGGGATTGAACCACCGACCGCAAGTATATAAGACTTGTGCTCTCACCAACTGAGCTACTGCCGGTAGTCTTGGCATGATAGCATCATAGTATGGCCATCGCACACTACCACTGAGGATATTTCAAAATTTCCTGCCAGCCGTCGCCGTACTTACCCCTGAGCACATGGTTCATCTCCGAGTTCGCATGATGTCTATAATCATTATGATTATCTTGAGATCTATGCTCATAGTGATGAACTATGACATTTTGTACTAAATATGTTTTAAAATTTTGAAGACTAGCTCTATAGCAATAATCAAGCTCAACTCCCCATCCATGAAGGAGCTTTGTGTCAAGGAGACCAATTGTGTCAATAACGCTAAAGGAGATAATCGGGCAGATAAACTCTATCCAAGGAACTTCTCTCAGATCATCCGATCCAACCGCTGACATTACAGAGTGATGCGGCGAATTTGCGCTAGGCGTAAATATTCCATCCATACCACCAATTTTTTGATCAAGAATATCGAGCTGACTACTATTCAAAGATATGTCATTATTACATATCATAACGTGAGTATACTTATTAGTAAGAAAATGTGTATAAGCTTTTATGCAAGCTATATTAAAACTTTGAGTAAATGAAGTATGAAGAGTTGAAGAATCAATGACATCATATTCACGTCCAAATAAATTTGTCTCTAAAGACTTTGTATACTCAAGTGATTTATCATGATGTAATATAATTGGATATATCATAGATGATCCACAAAATTTGGTGCTTTATGAAATACACCAAGTCCAGTTGACAAATCTCCTCTATGTTGAATAAGAGAACTACCTGTCGCCAGCAATCTGACATCTGGGTCAACTTCTTGTATGTAAGTTTTTAGGGCGAAATCATATGGCTCAACTCCGATCCTGCCCATAAGAAAATTACCAAATGATCGTGCAGTTTCGATATCATATATCATACCTTGAGTTCCATAAAATGCTTCTACAGGATAGTCAACTAAACTGGCCCCCTTTTTACTCCAGTTATAACATGAGTAAATTGCTAGCGCATATTTACATTGCATATTATCTAGTAAATTATTTAAATCAGCCATATGGCTAGAAAAATTTACAGAAAACTCAATGTCATCTTCAACTATAAATCCATCTTTGCTATTCATCAAGGTTGAAGCATAGTTATATTGGCTATTATGATGAACTCTGTGTGCATCTTCAATATAATCTACTTGCTTTATATTGATATTATCAAAAGAAATTTCATTTACATCGCCTTGATAAAATATTTCAATATTTAGATTATCTGGTATTGATTTAACTGTATCTTCTAAAAAAGAAGGTGTTCGTTTACATGACATAATGCTTACTGTGCTAATCATCATACAGACTCGTGGCTATTTCCGTCGCTTATATTTTTTCCATGAAAACGATACTGCCAAAGAATTTCCGGTAAGCATTTGATTTGCATATTGGCCTCAATCATCTTCAGCCACATCGCATGATCTTCGCAAACAACTTCGGGGTAGCCTCCGAGCTTTTCCCAAGCCGATTTACGTAGCAAAACAGTTGCTGGAATGTAATTGTTTTCCTTTAATCTTTCGATATCAAGTAGAGAGTTTGGGTTCCATCCATTTCTCGTTCCAGTAACTTCGCACCAAGGATATATCATATCAGCGTCACCGGCATTTGTAAGAAGCTTTTCGATATACTGTGGATAAAAAAGATCATCGTCAGCGAGTGGCGCAACCCACTCTGTCTTGGCAGCATCAATCAATGTGTTCAGCGTCCTCGCTCCACCGACGCGCTCGTAGTCAATGGCAATAAGATGAGCCTTTGGCTTCCAAGTCTGATTTCTAACAGACCTCATGCATTCCTGCAGCATCTCGCTTCTATGCGGAATGCTAGTCGTGCATACAGTAACATCAACTAAAGTCATAAGGAAGAGTCTCCATCAATACAGGTTCATGATCAAGTCCTCGAATCCAATACATCTCATCTTTGACCTGATCAATTCTTTTCTCCGGCTTCTCTCCAGAGACTACATATAAATATTCTTCATATGGAGTGTTTACTCCAATATTAGCAAAAAAATTACTTGTTGTAAAGTATCTGCCGTAGTTTATTTCAGTCATAACTGGCTCATCATCGCTATTGTATCTCATATCAACGCCATAAATTCCATTTGGTTTTTCTACGCAGTCCATTACGCATGAATCTGCATAGAATGTGACTTCTGGGTTATCAACAGTTTTCGCCACCGATGGAGTTGAACTTTGGCCAGAAACCATCTGCTTGGCAAAGTGATGCTCCACTCTCTCTCTGGCCTGACAATGGAAAAGCTCTCCATCGATATAGAATAATTGAACAGCATACTCTTTACCGGGTAGATATTCTGAGAGAATGAAGTCGTGAGGATTAGCGCCTTTACTAATGGACAAATAATTTACCCAGTTCTCAGCCTGCTGAAACGAGACGACAGGAAGAGCCCACTTGCTCCCAGCCCCGCTTCTAGCTCTGATCCAGACTGTATTATTTTTAGCCATTAAATGATTAAAAAATCTAGGAGTATTTTTAACTTCCATAAATGAATAAAATTTTATAGAACTATTTTGCATAGTCTGCCCTTTATCATTGAATATACGCCACTCTTCTATATTTTTTCCAAAAGTTCTATATCTAATTTTTTCATCATTTTGCATAAGACATAGATCGTGAACTTCTTCTTCAGGCTGCGCATGGATAAAATCAACTCCGTAAGAAATTGCATCATAGATAAATTGCTTCTTATTGGCAAGATCCCATTCATTCGGATCTATCAAATGAGTGTCAATTCCAGCATCTTGAGCTACATTAATATGATATTTACTAAATCCTGTACCAATAATTTCAATAGTCTTGTCGGATGCCCATATAGATTTAGCATAATTTATACCAGCATTGCCGTCACATCCAAGTAATAGAATTTTAGTCATCTAAATACCTCTTCAAGACTGCGAATATTTCAGCTCCACTAAATCTATTATATCCAGAGACTTTTGACACTATACCTGCGCTATTAATACATTGAATTTCATTACGCAAAAACTGTTCATACTGATTAGTTGGCTGTTGATTCACTATTAATGATCTCCTCAAACTTTTGTGCAATATACTTTATATCAGAATGACTCAAAGTCTCTCCAAGCGGGAGACATATCGCTTGCTTAGATTGTAGCAGAGCATTCGGAGTATTCGAAGCTCGGATGGGAGCAGTAAAACTCTTGTCGTAATTAACCAAGTACTCGTAATATATCCCGGCATGAATTCCATATGACTCAAGACAAGCAAGCACATATGATCTATCAAGATTTTTTGGCAAAGTCAATGTATAATGATGATATGCATGAGTAGCATTTTTATCTAAATTTTTAAATTGTAAGTTTTCAATACTCAACATATTATGATATATATTGGCCTGATTATTTCTTGTTTCTGTAACTTGTTTAACTCTATCAAGCTGAGAAAGGATGAGAGTGGCTTCTATATCAGTCATTCTCATATTAGTTCCTACGCAATTTTTGTTAAAAAAGTTTTTACAAATTCCATTATTTCTATAAGAATGAAAAAAATCGGTATCTTCATTGAATACAACAACTCCACCTTCTCCACCTGTTATATTTTTTGTTGCATAAAAAGAGAAAATAGAAAAATTAGATCTTGATTCCCAAGATCCAATGTGATCTGTCTTATTATATTTTGCTCCAATTGACTGAGCATTATCTTCAATTAACCAAACATCTGGATAGTAATCTAATGATTTAAGAAGCCTATCGAAATTCGGATCTGGCATCCCGTAGAGGCTTGTTGAGATAATAACTTTTGTATTTTTATTTAGAAGTGAATCAATCTTATTCCAATCAGAAAGATAGTACTCATTTGTATCTATAAATACTGGAGTGGCTCCAGCTCTGATGACTGCATACGGAACAGACTTAAAAGTCAAAGGAGACAATATAATTTCATCGCCCTCTTCAACTCCAATATAAGCGAAGATTGCCTCGAAAATAGAAGTAGCACTGCTATAAGCAGCAGAGTTTTCTCTATCTGTTAATCTAGACATTCTCCACTCTAATTCAGCAACTTTATCTCCCTGAGCTAGATTTCCAGAACGTAACTGATCACTAACTTTTTCTATATCTACTTCTTTTATAGAAGGCCTATTGCATTGAAGCATCGTGTTCACTTGAAATTTTCTCAAATGGATATGAATCAATATTGACAATATTTTCCGACGTACTGTGTCTAAGCTCAGCAACTCTGTCACCGCGCCTAGGGAATTCCGCAACCCCATCCACTCCATACAAATCAAAATGCAGATCAACCATGTATCTACTTTCGCCCGGTGAAATCGTATAGCGTCCAGATTCACTCATGCCAGTAAATAATGTCAAAGCAACTGCCTCATCAATTGTAATAAAATATCTATTACATGGCATTACTTTATGCTTAGAAGGATCTTCAATATTATTCCAAATTTCAAAAACATTATCAGAAGATTGCACTACATTATAAAATCTTGCTACATTATGTCCAGAATTTAATATTAATCTTTCTGCAATTAATTTAGTAGATCCATAAATAGTTTCGGGATTACAACATTTACAAGTACTAGCAAGTACAATCTTAGTCTTAGTATTTTTTATAGAATTTATAAGATTTTTAGTTCCATTCAGATTGATATCAATTGTTGTATCCGGAGTAAGCTCGCCCTTCGGAGCGTGCTTATCTGCTGCAAAATGGAAGATGATATCTATATCATCAGATACAATTGAGTCAACATTATCAAAATTAGTGACATCTAAATATTTCCAACTTTTATCTTGAGGATAAAGTAAAATATCTGTATTGATAACATTGCAAATAACTTTGTTAGAGTATAAAAAATCTCTAATTCCATGACCAAGGCTCCCATTGGCGCCAGTAATCAATATATTTTTATCTTTATAAAAAGAACACATATCTTCTAAAATACTATTTAGATTATGTTCATCTCTACCGAGAATTTTTGATAGAGTCATCGAATCAAAGTTCATATCACTCTATAATAGCAGAAAGCGGGGGCTTGCGCCCCCGCTCTTTGCCAAATTGATAATCTTATGATAAAAGGGCATTCCAAGTCTGCTGACCAACAATGCCATCGTAAGTAAGGCCGCGAGATGATTGGAAGCGACGAACAGCGCTGTCAGTTGCTTTACCAAAAATTCCATCAGCAACAAGCGGATATCCTTTGCCATTCAACGCCGTTTGCGCAATCTTAACTGCATCTCCGGTACTTCCTTGACGAAGAGTTTGCTTTGTTGCGTTAGAGAGGGCCTGAAGGAACTCATTGTTTGGATTGACCTCTTTGACAGTAGGAAGATTTGCAAGGAAAGCAAAAAGGTTATTAGTTGCTTCCTCAGTCATTGGACCCCAAACTCCATCGGCATTTAACTTAAGATTTGACTGCCACTGACGAACAGCAGCTTCAGTTTTAGGGCCGAAGACTCCATCAGCGGAAACGCCAACAATTTGTTGAATTTGACGAACTTTATCGCCAGATGAGCCAACTCTCCAGATCGAAGACTCCGGAGGAGCCGGTGGAACAAAAACGGGTGGAGCTGGTGGAGCAGAATTCCCAGCATGAGCAGCAATTCTCTGAAGCAGATAAGCGTCAAATTCTCCACGCTTTGATGAACGACTCCATGCGTCTGAACGATCTGCCGGTTGAACATCTCCGTGATGCGCAAGCCCTTGAACGTTCTTTACGTTCTCCCCGATAAACTGAAGGCCAGCCATCGGATCGAAGCCACCTTCATTCCAAGCATCGACAATAGCCTTAGCCATAAAGTCAATTTCGGTTGGCGTGTAGCCATTTCCGAGATCAAGATCAGCCGAACGTGCTGCAAGTGCCACCATGACACAAGTGCTATTGTAGCCAGAAGCAGCAACGCCGTAGGCGGTATATGTGATCGGCATGAGCCAGACGGCTCCATTGAGATCGGTGATAACGTGATAGCTACCTGCATTTGAGCGCCGTGAGATGTATGCAGCAGTATTCTCTGCTGAGTCATATCCTCCGACGCCTTCTGTTGTGTGAATTACAATTCCACCCTTCCATTCAGTCTTCCGTGACGGATAGAACTGAGGGGATGCTGGTGGATTGTCTAAAAGATAATAACTCATAAGTTTTATATTCCTCCTAAGAACATAACTAGTATATCATTATCAATTATAAAAAGCCCGTGGAAGGGGTGGGATTCGAACCCACGGTGAGTTGCCCCACAACGGTTTTCAAGACCGACGCATTCGTCCGCTCTGCCACCCTTCCTAGAAGTCTTCCTTCTTTCTAGAAGAAGAACTAACATTATTAGATTTATATCCGCCCGGAACATCTCCGAAGCTAATAGATCTTATCTTGCAAGCAAAGCAGTCACAATTGTGCTCATGATGACATGAACACTGGCAATGATCTGTCTTGCACTCTGAATGATTTTTATTTAAACATAGAACCGATTTTGCAACCACTAGAACACCAAATGTAAATTATGTCGAACCTGAGCGAACCCAGAGAAATTTCCACTCCCGTCAAGATCTGGAGTGATAGGAGTCGCAACGTGTTCCATCGGACTCCAATGTGGCGGATCTGCCGTCACAAGCTTTTCAAATAATTGAATATCTTTTAGAAGAGACTTTTCATTATTATGAGTTAAGTAAGATACTCTAGCACATCTGGCAATGCAAGCTTTCATCTTCAGATTATCGTCAAGACGATATTCTTCTGGCTGCAGATAGGGAAGATGGTATTCTCCTGTAGTAATGAAATCAGGAACAGATTTGCTATAAGCGTATTGCATAGCTAAAGCAACTTCTCTAATCTCCGGCTGAGCAAGCTTGTTGCATCTCTGCTCAAAAAATCCTTCCCAGTCAGTTGATGACACAATAACTGTATGCCACATAAACGGTTCAAGAATTCTATTTGTAATCTGCTTATGCACGCCCAAGTCATCTAGAAGTTTTGCACTCTTGATAGCCTTCTTAGAAGCTCTCTTCCAAATCCATCGCGCTTTCCTTGATCGGCTTATGCTGAGATTTCTCTCAGCTTGCATTCCTGCTTGATTAATACCCCAAGCAACAGGAAAAGCTGGATCTTTCCGGACTCTATCAATCTGCTTCTTGATGGGGATAGCTCTTGAAGACGAAGAGTTTCTAGAGAACACTCTGTGCGTATTAAACTCAGCAAGCACAAAGCGATGCATCTGAACTTCCATAGTAGTTAAACGATCACCAGATCCAGTGATGCTGTCAGCGATTACCTTGGCATAAATCATACAAGGCTATTGTATCACCTAGTACGGGGCTTGCGTTTGTTTGTTGGACGTTTTTTTAATCTACTATTTTTATATCTACGTTTTTTGTTCTTAATGAATTCTTCTGTCAGTCGCCAAAGATTCTGCCCTGTGCTCTTCTGCCGTATATGCAGAGCAGTATGGCAAGAATGACAAAGCGGGACTAAATCAGCGTCCCGCTCTTCACCAAGTCTTCTATACGTCTTATGATGCAGATGAATTTTTTTCTTAGAATTACACGCTCTACATTTTCTTTCATGAGTCTCAAAATAACGTCTTTTGCGAATTCTCCATAAATCAGAAGTAATGTACTCGCGATATACCATCAATAAAATACTAGCATATACTACTTCCACTCACCAACTGGAATCTGCTTTTCAACTTTTACCCACAAGTCTTTAGCTACTCTGTATCTGTCATCCATAAACAGGACAACAACTTCCTGCTCAGCAGCATTCTTCATTTTGTGGAAAAAGTCCACTACAGCTGCATTTAGATAAAATGCTTCCATTTCAGTTAAATTAAAAGTATATTGTTTTTCTTCAGACATCTAAAACCTTATTTAATTGATTACCAATCCAATATGTAACATTTGAAACAATACCATTTCCACAGATCCTATATCTCTGACTATTTGAGATATTGACATCAAAACGATTATCTGCTAATCCAACTTTAGTATAATTATCAGGCCATCCCATCAACCTCTCGCATTCAAGAGGAGTGAGTCTCCTGACAATATCCCCGCATCCAATAGCAGGAGGCTGACCATTGAGATTTGATCCAAGCTTGATGGTGGGAGAAATATCTCCATTATTAACTATAGAATATTGCCCAGAGTAATTTGAATCAAAAGCAACATAGGGTTTAGTGTCATACACTACCCAAGATGCTCCATCAATGTTTGTTGTCCTCTGACCACCTGCTGGATCAGTTAAAGTTGCAGCAAGATCCTCTTTGTGCGTAGAGCCAGACCACACCTTCTCTACAATGAAAGTTTCAGTCTCTAGATCGCCACGACTTCCATACCTCGCAAGAATGCTCTGAGATATCTCAGTTAAAGCTCCGACGCTAGATGTTCCAATGCGCTCTTGAGTCTCTCCGGCAATTTCCTGTCCCGTTTTTCTGCCCTCCGTAGAATTCCGCTCGCTGCTTTCGGGCTCAAATAAAACGTCGATAATTCTGGACGCCAACTCTCTAGGACCTGCGACAAGAAAGATTCTTCTGCGTCTTTGTGGGACTCCGAAAGCTTGAGCGTCAAGCACGCGCCAAACGGCTGATCGCTTGGGTCCAATACAGACTCCTCCGCTCTTCCATCCTCCCTTTGGAACTTCAGGACGGAATCCTGTTGTGTAGTAAAGGACTTCTGCGAAGTCTCTTCCTTTATTGCTTGAGAATGCTCCGACGACATTTTCCCAGACAATCCACGGGGCAGAGATTTCGTCAGCGACTCTGCATTGCTCAGTGAACAATCCACTACGCTCTCCGCCCAATCCTTCACGGTATCCAGCCACAGATAAGTCTTGGCATGGACTTCCTCCAAAGATGACTTCGGGGATTTCTGCTCCGTCTGCGAGTAATCTTTCAAGAGTTATCTCCTTAATGTCGTTATAAATTATAAGATCAGGATTATGCTTTCTCAATACAGATCTAGCATATTCATTGATCTCACAACCGAATGTTATTTGGTGTCCGGAAGATTTGAAACCCAAATCTCCACCGCCACCTCCTGAGAAAACTGATCCTATTTTCATAGTGGACACTGAGGGATTCGAACCCCCGACCCTCTCGGTGTAAACGAGACGCTCTAACCAACTGAGCTAAGTGTCCTAACCTTAAATCACACTAATCTTTGGAGCATCATACTCCGATGCTGGAAGGCTTGAAGAAAAGTGATTATCGAAGTTAATAAATTTATCATCATCCATAAGATCTGGAATGAGAAGTCCATCGATGTGATCCATTTCATGCTGAATAATCCTCGCATGAATTCCTGAGAATGTTCTGTAGTGCTTAGCACCCTTAGAATCAAAAAAGGAGATAGAAAGTTTATTGTATCTAGTAACATCCCAGAAGTATCCGGGGATAGAAAGACATCCTTCTGTATAAGTTATACTCCCTGAACACCTTCTGATTTGTGGATCAATCATCCACATAAGATCTCTTTTATTTGGATTCAAAATCCCGAAGACTCTATACGGCTGTCCAATTTGGATGGCTGCAATACCCAATCCATTTACTTCCCAGCATTCTTTGCGCATTTCATAGCAAAGATTATCTATCTCATTTTTAGTTAGATTTTCTAAAGCTGAAACAGATACTTGATCCAGTCTATTATCAGGGTACTTAACAATCATTGAATATAGAAGTCCTTATCATCTGAATACTTTGATTGATCTTCTGCCACTTGGATGTGGTGTTTGCAAAGTCATCTGCACCGATTTCATAAAAAGCGCTTTCGCTGACTGAATGAAGATCACAAAGCATCTTATCAGATTCCGGGCAGTCACACTCAATTTTCAAAAATTTGGCTCCAGAAAAATAAGCTGCGGCATTATACAGTACAGAATAATCTGTACCTAATTTAGAGAGATATAATCTAAAAAAAGATTCTGGAATGAAGTTATTTTCTAAACTAAGAAGTAAACAAATTTCATGAGCAATTTGAGAAGGAATATCAAATTCCTCTTCAATATCCTTAAGTTCAAACATAAGGAATTCGTAGTATTCTTTCATTATTCTCCAGTCTATAGAATCTATAGGAGATTCCAGTCCCCTAGGGGCTTGGAGCTAGCATAGCACATGAGTGACTGGCATATACGAGATTGCTACCAGTGGTATGAGACTCTATACCATACTTATTACTATATATCCAGTGATATATATATTATAAACAATATATTTTTTATAAATAATATATAAGGAATTTTCCAGCGATAAAAAAAAATGAGAACCACAAAAAGGATTTCGGTGCTATAGTACGCGAAACCAAATCTATAAGACTCATTCTGTGATCACAGTTTTACAACTAAAACGAGAGTACCATCGATTTCAGAGCTTCGCAACCTGATCCCCGGATTTTTTTGTATACTCACTCATCGGCTGGCATTAAAATGCCTCCATAGTTATAATTAGTTAATGAGTATTAAGGCTTTAGCATTAATTAATTTGGAGGACCATAATGGCTGATTACATCTCAATAGCGGAGGTAGTTGTAGTCCCTATCACTATAGCAATGATCACGGCGGGTAGTAGTCTGATCCTAATGGTTAAGTCCAACAAGAAGCAGTCAGAGAAAATGAAGGCTGGGGCAGAAATGTTCCGAGAAGAGAATACTTCCCAGCATAATGACAACAAAGCCTTACTCAGTCACCTTAGCAGCCAAATTACTGGTATCGACAAGAAGGTTGATCGCCTTGATGAGCGTCTTGACAATGTTCAAGTTTGGCAGGCTAACCATGAAATAACTCATCTTTCAGAAGAGCAGAAAAATATCTCTGATTCCTGATACAATGACGGAATGCCCGTAGAAATTTTTGATGAAGAAATGGAGCCCACCACCAAGCTGAACGTCGCTGTTTACAACGACAAGGGCATTGTCACTCCAGCATGGTGGCTTGAGATTCAAGAGAGGGGCTACTACGATATGGCTGAAATTAATGCCATATTGGATTGCATCCCAAATATTATTGATCAGTTAACTAGACTTGTGGAGTATTTTGATGAATCTTAATCAATTCTTCCGGGGCCAGTTAATGGGACAAATTATTCAAGGATTTCCATATTCAGATAAATACTGCACATATTGCAATAAAAAGCTAGAGCTCGTTGATGCAATCCATGTCACCGAATCCCCGGAAATCTATAAGGCATTGTATATCTGCATGAATGATCGATGCGAGGCTTTCGATGAGCCCGCCCGTAAAGCTTACGCCAAGGTATACTACTCGTCAGAGGAAGCATACGACAAGCTTGAGATTCATAGAATCTGGTATGACCGCAAGCAATTACCCGAACTCTGAATATAATTAGCGTTTTCGTCACTTATCTCTGAACTGTGTGGTAAAGTATGTCCAAGCCAACCGGCTTGAAACCCACCAACAACTGGAGGAAAAAATGGATATTAAAGATTTTCTCAGCACACCTGAGATCAGTACAGTATTGGAAGATGCTTTCATGTTCCTTGCTGCAACAGGAGATTCGTTTAACGTAACGGAAACGATCACCGATGGATATTACAACCACGTTACAATTGTCGATGAAGATGAAGAAGGCAAGTCTTTCGCAAAGACTGTCAAGCTTTCCGGAGTCGGTGCTGGATGTATCAGTTCCGGATTCGCTGCTCTCCATATTCTCGCAGCCCTCAATGTGATGCTGAATGAAAAGGCAATCATTGAAGATGTTGACATCGAACACTACGCAATTGTTCTTGCCGAAACTATTAGCAATGTCAAGAATCGCGGATTGGCGAATGTCACAATCTAGCGCCCCAAGCACACAGGAGATTATTGCTTTTGTGTGTGACGAGATAAAAGAAATGTTGATCATGAAAAACCGGAAGTATGGCGATTCAGCCATTTCTCCCGTCAACATCTTTTATCGGGGTACAGCCGAAGACGCTTTGAGAGTTCGTATGGATGACAAACTTTCTAGGATTATGAATCGGCAGGATGATGAAGATGAAGATCCAGAAAATGATCTGATCGGATATCTGATTCTCCACAAAGTCCAGAAGTTAAAATCTAAGGTAAAAGAATCTGTGTCCTCTCTCCCTGAGGAATCTCACCCAGTATTCTGATACAATATTTTGAAATGAATTCTTTCACTCCATATGTCAAAGCGTATATGTGTGACTGCAAATGCGGTTGGGCTTTGGAGAAAAGGAATCCTGAGATTTGCTGGAATTGTGGATCTGCAGGCCCTCATCGGTTGATGGTGACTTCTCAGTCACACTTCAAGTTTTTAGAAGTTCCATCCGCCGATGAGGACTACCTGTTTTCAGATGTAAACGAATTGATTGGAAGTTTAGAAAATGAAACTTGATTTCTGGGAATGGCTTGATATCGGTAAGGAAAAGGGGTGGGTTAGCGATGTTTGGTGCGTAACTCACGATGGATTTCTGTTTACTGATGAAGAATACTCTGAGTTTGAAGACGATCACGATGTGTGTATGCCCGTTGTGAGAGTTTGGGGTCAAGAAAAAGTGTTTGATGACTGAATCAACTTGGACTTGGATTCTTTTTGCCTTTGAACTCTTCGGTATCACAGGCATGTGGTACGTTGGCAAGAAGTATTGGTGGGGTTGGCTCATTGTGCTCACTCATTCTATCCCTTGGTTCATTTACAGTCTCATTTATGGCAAGCCGGGGTTCATTGCGATGAGCTTTATGTGGTGGACGGTCAACTTTGTTAATATGAGTAAGTGGTATAGAGAGAGTAAGGTCGTTTGATGTTGTATTTGACGCCTGCTTCGGGTTTTGTGGTCAAAAAGTATATTTCAGAGGGCCATTTCGGCCAGATTGTAAGCCCAAAGTCGGGTGAGAAGCTTGTTCCGGGTGCTTCTTGGGCTTTGGATAATGGTTGTTTCTCAGATAAGTGGAGTGAGTCTCGTTGGACGAAAAATATTGTAAGGTACAGGCATGAACCTAATTGCTTGTTTGCCGTTGTCCCTGATGTTGTCGCGAATGCGGAAGCGACAGACAAATTATGGTATGAGTGGTCTGAGTTTGTCCAAGAATGCGGGTACAAAGCAGCGTATGTTTTACAAAACGGATGCACCCACATCCCCGCAAACGCCGATGCGGTGTTTACCGGAGGCGACACAGCTTGGAAGCTCGGACCAGAAGCCTCTCATTGGGTCCTAGAAGCCCGTCAGAGAGGTTTGTGGACCCATATGGGTAGAGTAAATAGTCTTAAGCGACTTCGATATGCTTTAAGCGAAGGATATGACTCGGCAGATGGCACGTTTATAACATATGGTCCCGACAAAAATGTAGTAACAATGCATCGTTGGATACAAAGAGTT